TATTGGATAACAATATTCCAGGTAAATACAATTACAGGGTGAAGCTTTATAGTTTTACTACAGTGTTGTAATTTAAAAGACAACGGGGGCTTAAGTGTAGGTAACTTATGCCCCCGTTTTATATATATTAATATAAGGTATAAGGTCGTAATTCTTTTATACGTTTGTAAAAGGTTATTTTTTGTAACACAAGAGATTGTCTTTAACCATTTAATAGATATCCTTTAGTCAGGCAAAATGCACTTTGCAGATTTTATAATAATAATCTGTGAAACATGCCGGGGCAGCAGCGTCTACCATGTTTGCATTATTATAACCAGCAAGTTCCTTTTTTATGTAGCCCTTTTCTTTTTTGGGTATTGCGCTTGATATTTCTGGCGTTTATGTGAATATAAATAAATAGTTGAGAAAAGTGATGGCTTGAACATGGCGTCGCTATATAAGAAAACTCCCTGAAAGCTTCAGTTCTTCAGCTTCAGGGAGTCCTCTCTGTGATTCCGTTGGAACTTGTACTATTTGTGCATCTTGTTGCTGTTCAGTAATATATGCTCAATATGAATTATATGGTAGAACATAGGTAGAACGTATGCTTATATAACCGTTACTTATAAGCTCTTCCTATGCGTTTACCAGTCACCCATCCGTCACCAATTTGACAGTCCTTTACATCTACAATATAGACTCCTTTTATGTCAAGTCCTTCCTTTTCAGCATCTTCAAGGTAGGTTTCAGCATATTTGTCAAAGTTTGCCCCTGGATAAGCATCTACGGAAAGAACGAGAAAATTAGCATCCGTCAATTCTCCACCATATATATTAATCTTAGCATCAACAAGTTTTTTGATGTATCTTTCAGAAAGTTCTTTCTGTCCTGGTGTGGGCTTGCTATTTCCGCAGCTCCAGATCAAAGCAACCAAAAACAATAACAGTAAACATTTGCTTTTCATTATAGACCTCCTTTTATTTAGAGCCTTTTCATACATCCAAGGACTTGGAAAATATGTTCTATCATATCTTTGGGAAGTTCCTGAATACCGTATTCAGGAGATTTATTTGTAGGAACGAGTGTGTAACATTTCGGGTCATTTGATGGACCAAGTCTTTTAATTGTTCTCATTCCATTGGTTGTTACTATCCCATACACTTCTCCCAATGGTAGAAAAGACTTGTCTTCAATTTTTTTCAGTGCAATAATATCCCCATGTGTAATTTCTGGTTCCATGGAATGTCCTGTAACGTTACACCAACATGTAGCTTCATTGTATTTCCTGAAGTCAATCAAATATTCAGGACTGATTGTCTGGTCATTAAGTACAATGTCGAATCCACCTATAAAATCGACATTATAATATGGTACACCTGTTGTAAAATTAATCTGAGGTTCTGTACTATTATTGTTTGATTTGATCATATCGCCATGTCCGGTCATTAACCAATCTTTATTGACTTGAGGAAAAACCTCCATGACTTTGTTTAGTACATTAATACCATTATCCCTAACGACCCAATTACTGACCGTTTGAGGCTTTTCTCCTACTTTTCTTGCAAAATCAGCTTTTGATTCACAAAATTTTGAGATTATTTGTGCAATTCTTTCACCATTATTATTCATATAAACATGTTTTGTTTATCTTTGTATACACAGCAAGTACGAGGTGTTGTGGATACAATCTGGTTTAACATTCCTCAGAAGAGGTCTAATATATACACCTAAATAGCTCGTACCTATGTGGATGCCATTATTTTACTATGAATATGGATGTCTGATGGTTTTCGTTGAGAGAATAACCAATACACTCAAAATCAAAGAACGATATGAAAACATTCCTTTTTACACTATGTGCAGTTGATTTGATAGCATTTGTCTTTTTTTTGATAGTTCCAGACATATTTGTAAACATCTTTTTTGTGCTTTTTATATTTACTATGATTATGCTTATTGCATTGGGAATCATCCTGCTGTTTATACTAGACGATGAAGACGGTTTCGATAATGCGAATACACTCACAAGCCATCATCCTTTTGTACAGTGGCTAAGAAGACATCATGGAGTAGATTAGGATTTATCTTCCATATCGTCAAGTATTTCCATAATCTCATTTTTCTCTTTTGTATCAGTTAGCAGTATAATTCTTTTGTATTCAAAAACTTCATCTTTGGACAATGTTACGGGGTAATCTTTATGGATTTTCTTGATTTCCATTAAGATTTCGCCAATTTTGTCATTGTCAATATTTGTTTTAGTTAAACATTCGATGCTCTTAAACATATAATATAGCGCAGCTTCGCTGTGAGTTTTTCTCTGCTCATTTATTCCCTGGAAGAAGAATGTTAGGTACATGCTATGATATAGAATATTATTTGAACTTTCTTCAATATCCTTTCGCATTGATTTCTTGATTTGCTTTCCTAATATAAAGGCATTATAGATTTGGATCGCCATGTAGATTGTGACCACCAATGTCAATACAGCAATAGACAGGCTCGCCCCGTCGCTACTATAAGGCTTTATATCCATCTTGCAGAGATATAAGGTTGTTACGCTTACCAGCACTGAAGCGATACTTAATCCTAACGCCAAATTTTCTTTCTTCATATAATTAATAAGGTATTATATAGTCCACAAAGTTAATTTATGTTTATACACAATATTTGTTTATACTAAATTTGTTATATACACATTATTTGTGTATATTTGCAGCAGAATTAATAAATCAGCAACGTTTCTATAACGTTTGACTGCAAATATACACAAATAAAATAGAACAACGATGCCACAAAGAAAAAAAATCGAATTGAAGTTTGGGTGTGCAAAGAAGCTGGCGGCTGATTGTCAGGTTGCGCCTAATACGGTGAAGTTTGCACTTAACTATATCACTGACACAGAACTTGCTGAACGCATACGAAAGACGGCTTATGAGAAAGGCTATGTAAAAGAGTATTAACATTAAAAAAAGCACGATTATGAGAAGAAATGTATTACACGATATTATGAGCCTTGCATGGCAGTTCGTAAAGCGAAATGGCTTTACAATGAGCGAGGCATTGAAGCTGGCTTGGGCTAATATCAAGCTTAAGGCGGCGATGAAGCAGAGAATCGTAAAATTCTATTTTCAGAAAGTTGACGGTTCTATACGTGAAGCATACGGTACGCTGAAAGAAAATCTAATACCTGCTACCAGTGGCGACAACCGTAAGCGAAACGACACTGTACAAGTTTATTTCGATACTGAAAAGCAAGAGTACAGATGCTATAAAAAAGCCAATTTAATTTCAATTTGTATGTGATATGACAAGGACTGAAGCGCGCATGATAGCTGAAGAACTGTTCAGGCTCTTTGAGAAGAACGGATTCAAGCCGCAGATGATAGCCCCAGAGCGGTATTTAACCGCTAAAGAGGCGGCAAAACTGCTAGGCATGCCGCTGAACACGCTTTATAAGAAGGTTGCTGAGATACCTCATGTAAAGCAAGGTAAGCGGCATGTGTTCAAAGAAAGTGCGCTTCGTGAGTGGATGGATAATTATCATGGTGCCGGGACGGTTTGAGACCGGTAACACGCAGCGAGAGCGGCGGCACCACACGTGACAGGTGTTCTTTGACATCGAGGATACGAAAGCGAAGCAGACGGCGAGACTAACAATCCATGACCCGTATGCGAGGACGCGAGTAGGGCTATATACAACAAAACGCAATAAAGCCAAAATCATAAGCAGGTGCGACTGAAAAAATAGGTATCGCATAGGGCAACTAACTGCTTATGTGTTTACATGAGTAAACTTTTGAAGAACCAAAGATGAGGCTAAATGCTACGCAATATGTCCATCCTGACGGAAAAGGTTATAAAGGGTGCGGTTTGGGCGACCGTTTTGGCTGATGCCTTATTCAATCTATATCCCTGCGCTGTCCTTTGAGACTGCGGTTGAACCGGGCGCACGGGGCAAATTAATGTTAGTAACCATGTGGTGAAAAACCACTGAATGTTATCACTTTTTGTTTTTCTTAGTATTCACAACCCGCTCATGTCGTGAGATACGGCGGTAGTTTAATAAACGATGTAATATGAAGAAACTTTCAATCTTTCTGCTTATTGCGACAATGCCGCATGCAGTAATCACAGCCGATGCCACCGCATTTGTAGTGGCGTTTCTATTTTTTAGCCACACTTGTGGTAAAGATGTTGTTAAATATTGGGAGGAGCTATTATCAAAATAATATCAAAATGATATGACATTGTCGGATGATGATTATATCTATTTGGCTACCCAATGCGCAACACAAGACTGGGGAAGAATAGACCATGATGGGGGAATGGTCTATGTCAGCATGTACACGCATGTGGAATACGACCAGCATGAACTTTCGCTGACCGGCGGACATATCCCCGTTTATGCCGACTGCAATGTAATTTATGTTGACTTCGACACTGCGGACGGTTCAGAGGTCGAGGTTGACACGGGAAGAATAGAGGAGGAAGTTTTTAACATTTTAATGCAAAAATAATTACAACTATGCCAATTATTAAGAAAAATGACGTGACACCGGAAAGGCCGGTTATAATCGTATTGTACGGGACACCCGGTACAGGAAAAACATCAGTAGCCACAACAGCTGATAATCCGCTTCTCATTGATACTGACCGCGGATACGACCGCGCAGTACAACGAATTGATACACTTGAGGCGCACAAGTGGCAGGATATTGACGCAGAGCGCGAAACAATGAAAGGATATAAGACTATCGTTGTAGACACGGCCAAGGCCATGCTTGATGATTACCTGTCAGTGTATGCAGTTGAGCAGAATTATAAACTGAAAACGAACAGTCTTAAGCGTTTTGGGCAAATGGCTGACGACTTCAAGTCATTTGTAAATTTCCTGCGTTCTAACGGCTCTGATATCATTTTCATCTGCCATGACAAGGAAACTGCCGAGGGTGATGTTATCAAGCACTCGCCCGACTGTACAGGGCAGAGCAAAGACCTGCTGTTACGCATTGCAGACCAAGTGGGCTATATAAGCAAGATAAACGGCAAGCGCACAATATCGTTTGAGCCGATGGACAACTTTGTCGGCAAGAACGTTGCGGGACTGGGCGCGCTGACTATCCCCGAGAATACGGATGCCAACTTCGGTGAATTCATGGCAAGCATAATTAAGGACGTGAAGAAGTCCATACAAAACAAAAGCGAGGCGCAGAGAAAAGCAAATGAAATGATTGCCGAACTACGCGACATGCTCGATGCAGCCATGACTGACGAGGAAGTTGACGCATTGTTAACAGCATCGCAGGATTTGCCACAGGCTCTCAAAAAACCTTTCTTTGACGAAATGAAGAATAAGTTAGGCGAAAAGGGCTTTACTTATGATGCTAAAACAAAGAAATTTACAGCAAATGGGACAGACGAGTAAGCCCATTGTACGGGTAACGCAAATTGAGGCATTCCGCCGCTGGATACAACAAAGTGAGTATGACAACTACGAGATAAGCGAACAAAGTGTAATTGATAGCATTACACAAGAGTTTTCCGGCAACGAATATACACGCATCGGCACGGCTTTCCACTCAATTGTGGAAACCGGGCAGCCGGTGTCGGAGAAAGTTCCTGCCGGAACACGCAAGTTTACTTACTACGGCAAGGAGATGGAAGAGCCTGTGCCATGCGGCAGGAAATTCGATATAGACGGGCATGATGTTATCTTTGATGTTCCGCAGTGCAAGGTCGCCCTTGATTACCGCGCGGAGCATCCGCAAGCATATCATGAAATACGCGAATATAGAGACTTCGGCAAAGCTATTGTGACAGGCTGTGCCGACATGATAGATGGTGTAGAAATAAGGGACATCAAAACAAAATACAGTACTCCAAAAGATAGCGACTATATAAACTCCTGTCAATGGCGTTACTATATGGAGCTATTCAACGTGACAACATTCCATTTCGACTTGTTTGTTTTCAACGACTACAAATTAGACAAGCACGGATATGATGTCAGAGGGTTGCAGCTTACAAGGCATGACCCTATAACAGTTTATCGTTATCCGGGGCTTGAAAATGATAATGCCAATTTGCTCAATGATTTTCTTGATTGGGCAGGCACGAGGAATTTAATCAAGTATTTATTAAAAGAAAGAATATAATGGCAAATACAATATCAGGAAAGGTACATAAGATAACCGAAGTCCAAGAGATTAAAGGCAAGACCGGCAAAAGTTTTTACAAGCGTTTGTTGGTGATTGACGCAAAACGTTATGACACGGTGACAGGTGAGCCAATGTTTGATAATTATCCGTCATTCGAGTTCAGCGGCGAGGCGATGAAGCTACTTGACGATTACAAGGCCGGTGATGCGGTGACGGTAAGCTATGACATTAACGGCAGGGAATTCCAAGACCCCTCAACAGGCGAGGTTAAATATTTCAACACAATAAAGGGCTATAAGGTTGAGCGTTACGGGAAGAAAGATGATGCGCAATCGCCTGCTGGTAATACTGTTATTCAAGCGCCAAAGCCGCCTAAACCTACGCCGGGGCAGGCCGTATCGGCTTATGGGACGGCTGCATGCGTCGGACAAAGAGATACGGGCGTACAAACAGTGATAAATAAAAGCGAGGGAAACGACCTGCCGTTTTAAACGTAAACTTTAATTAAAACATAATTATGAAACACAAAGTTGGCGATAAAGTAAAAGTGCGTTCCAAAGAGTGGTGGAATGCACAACCGAAAAATGCAAGTGGTAGTGTTGATTGTGGTGCAGAGATGTTTACAGATACCATGACAAGCATGTGCGGAAAAGTAGTAGAAATATCTGATGTGCTAAAGGATACTTATTTTATTAAAGAATATGGATTGAATTGGACAGACGAAATGTTCGAGGACTCCACTTTAGATAATGCCGAAACACCGCAAATCTTTGAGCAACTGATAAAAGATATAGCCGAGGTGATTAAAAGCCATAATTTGGGCGTATCTGTAAGCGAAAACGAAGGCAAACTTATCATTGAGCCGTTGGAGGAAAAGAAAGAGGATGATTTGCCCATTGATACGCCAGTCATGGTGTCTGACACCAATAGCGTTGATACCTTCATATTGCGCTACTATGCAGGCAAGGGTGAGGTGTTCTGCGCAGGGCATCATGATGACGAGACAGAGGGCACTTGTCACTATGACATAATTATTCCGTGGGACAAGTTCGACCCGAAGGATTTAGGAGAATCGATGAAATTTAACATTGTAAAATAACGGATTATGCTATACGAAATAACAACAAAGGTCAAGAAGACACAGGACGACGGCACCGAGAAGGAAGTGACGGAACGCTACATAACGGACTGCCTGACGTTTGAGGAGGCGGAGAGGAAGGGAATGGAGACCTATTCTGCCGACAACACCGAAGGCGACGTAATAGCCATAAAGCGCAGCAACGTGCGTGAGATAGTGAACGAGAATGAGGAGAAGGAGCATTACTTCAAGGCGACCATAGTAGACACCTTCATCGACGACAAGACGGAGAAGGAGAAAGAGCTGCGATATTACGTGCTCATCCGTGCCAACGACCTCGGCGAAGCAACCGCCAAGGCCAACGAGTATATGCGGCAGGGCTTGCAGGATATGCGGCTCGACGGCATCGTTAAGACCAAGATACTTGAATTTCTAAAATAGTTATGTATGGGAAGCAACATTTCAAGAGACCACATCGCGCTTGAAGCGATGAAAATCATCCTTGACAAAGCGGCAATTAGGCCATTGCCCCTTATTGACAGGATTAGGATTATGTTTGGAAGAAAGACTAAAAGATGTAGGCTCGACTATCCTGCCTCTGAAAAAGTAGCTGAATATGCTTATGAATTTGCCGATGCAATGATTGCCGAACGTGAAAAGGTAAAAAACAAGGCATGAGGTTCGACGAGTTCCGCAAGCGGTTTAACAGTTCCGTGCGCAAGCCTCCGTCAGACGATGAGCACCGCATACAGGTGTCATGTGTGCGGTGGTTCAGGCTGAAATACCCCAACCTTGCCGCGCGCTTGTTCGCCGTTCCCAATGGCGGACGGCGTGACGGCATCACGGGGGCGAGGCTCAAGGAGGAGGGCGTACTCGCAGGAGTGGCAGACCTCATCCTGCTTGTGCCCAATGCCGACTACCACGCCTTGCTAATCGAGATGAAGACCCCGAAAGGTAGGCAGAGCGAAAGCCAAAGGGCGTGGCAAAGGGCAGTGGCCAGTAACGAAGACTACCTGTACGTTGTATGCCGGAGTTTGGAGGAGTTTATGAAAAAAATAGAGGAATACCTTAACCAATAGAATATGGATTACAGAGAACAAATTAAGTCGCCTAAATGGCAAAAACGCAGGCTTGAAATTCTGCAACGTGATGATTTCACGTGCCAGATTTGTGGTAATAAGGACAAGACATTACACGTTCATCATACCACTTATATCCCAGGAAGAAGTATTTGGGAATATCCCGATGAAATGTTAGTAACGCTTTGCGAGGATTGCCATGAAATAGAACATAAATTTGGGATGGCAATACCTGACCTAATTAAGCAACTAAATGAAGATGGCATTACTGCTACAGAATTGTCTTGCATGATTATGAAAATACATGACAATATAACAGATGACCCTTATTTAATAAGGAGTATCATTGGAAACCGAGGTATAAACGGTTGTTTCGACAATTTATCCAAACGAAGAGAGGTTATTATGAATGGCAGGACGACCGATAAAACAGGGGATTGACTATTTCCCTTTCGATGTTAATTTCTATGCTGACGTAAAGGTCAGGAAAATCGCAAAGGCGTGCGGTCCTAATTCCGTCGCCGTAATAATCTCCCTGCTGTGTAATATCTACCGAGAGAAAGGGTATTACATCTTGTGGGACGATGACCTTCCTTTTTTCATTGCTGACGAGGTTGGGGTGTCTGAGGGTTGTGTTCACGAGGTTATAAAGAAAGCGTTGCAGGTTGGGTTCTTTGACGTGGATAAATATTCTGCGCACCGAATACTGACATCCGCTGGCATTCAAAAGCGGTTTTTCGAGATAACAAAACGCAGGACTGATATAGAAACTAACTCCGAATACTTGATTAATGGTTGCAATAATTCAATTTCTGCATACAAAAATTCAGTTAATGATGACAAGAATATGTCCGAAAAAAGGGTAAAAACATCCACTGAAAAGACTGACGGGGCAATTAATGTTGACAATAATTCAATTATTGTATGCAAAAATTCAATTAATGCATACAGAAATGCAGCTAAAGTAAAGGAAAGTAAATATAAAGAAAACTCTAATACTCCTAACGTCGTATTAGAGAAAAAGAAAGCGGCTGAAGCCGCCACACTCTCACGTAAGGAAAAATTCGGTCAGTCTTTAATTCCGTATGTTGAAAAATACGGCAAAGAAATGATACGTGATTTTTTCGATTACTGGTCTGAATTTAATAAATCGAAAAGCAAGATGCGCTTTGAGCAGCAGCCGACATGGGAAACATCGAAACGGCTGGCTACATGGGCGAAAAGAGATAAAAACTACAATCATGCAAAAGATACCGGAGGACATGAAGATAAACGTCGTAGCTATGATGTCTCGTCTGATGTCGAGAAAGACTATAACTCCACGTTTTAAGTTCGACGTTACAGAGCAACAGGCTTACGACCTGATATTAGCCGCTTATACGGCAGAAGTCAACGCAAGGCACGGCAAGTTCCTGCTTGATGAACAGACTTCGACGCATATCCACCTTGCCGCCAAAGCGTTGACAACTACCGATAAGTTCGGAATAGCCTTTTGCGGCGAGGTTGGCAATGGAAAGACAACCCTTATGTCTGCAATATGCAACCTCACGGCTTATCTGTTCGAGAAAGAGGATTTGTTTTTCAGAAAAGTCAAGGCTACCGAGGTAGTGGAAATCTACGAGAACCGTAAGGACTTCAGGGCGTTGTACGAGCAACCTTTGTTGGCTATTGATGACTTGGGTTGTGAACCTGTGGAAGTCATGTCTTACGGAAATATTCTTACCCCTACGGTGGAGTTGCTTATGGCTCGTTACGAAATGCAGCTGTACACAATGGTTTCCACGAACATCGAGCCGAACAAAATAAAGGATAGGTACGGCGATCGCATTGCTGACAGATTCAGGGAAATGTTGCACATCATACCGTTCACCAACAAGACATACAGGAAATGAAAAAGTCTGAATTGAACACTTTACGCTCGTTTGTGTCTCACTGTGAGCGTGTGCTGACGCAATCACCGCCACCAAGCACACGTGACACAAAGACATGCAACGCATACCGTATAGCACGGTATAAGGAGCTGGAAAAGGTTAAAAGGATTATTGAGACATGGACAACTTGACACAGGAAAAGATTGATTACGTGATAGCCCACATCAACGACCGTCCACGCACAAAGGTTGCAAGGCATGTAGGAATATCAATGTCGTCCTTGTACCGCATTGTAAGGGAGCATGGCGGAGAGCTAAGGTATGACTTGGCATGCTCGAATCCTGAATACATCGAGCTTGTAAAAAAATACTATCCTACTATGACGGGCGGCGAGATGCAGGCGAAGTTCGGCATACTTAAAGGGCGCGCCGAGAAAATTGCGCATAAATTGGGCATCAAGCACACTGATGAGACAATGGCGAGAATACGGCAGAAGTTTAGGAACAATATTACGAACAACCGTTACAAGATTGACTATGCCAAATCAAGCAAAAAGGCGCAGGCAAAACGCAGGATAGACCAGTTCCGGGTGTGGGAGGGCAAGCCTCAATTAACCAAGTTTACCATTGCAAGGACGAGTGCGAAAGTCCGCCAAACTAAATGGTATTTAATTAAACGTTACGCTTACATCGAGACTACCGAGCCATATACCCTAATGTACGACAAAGATACGCACAGGATAAATGAGCGGTACTATATCGACAAATACAAACTAAACTTTATAGCTGATGAATAATATGCAATTATTTAATGATAGCTTTCAGAATTATAAATGCTATCAGATACCAAAAGCGCAACTTATTTTGACCGATGTACCTTATGTCTTAGGCAAGAACGCTTATGCGAGCAATCCTTCATGGTACGTTGACGGTGACAACAAAAACGGAGAGAGTGAAAAGGCTGGCAAACAGTTCTTTTCATCCGACAGCGAGTTCCGACCAGCAGAATTTATGCACTTCTGTTCAAAGATGCTTGTTAAAGAGCCGAAACAAGCAGGCAAATCGCCTTGCATGGTTCTGTTTTGTGAGTTTGAGCAGCAATTCAAGTTTATAGAATTAGGGAAAAAATACGGCTTGAACAAATACATTAACCTTGTTTTCAGAAAGAATTTTTCTGCACAAGTATTGAAAGCCAATATGAAAATTGTAGGCAACTGTGAATATGGTTTGATATTGTTCCGTGAACGTTTGCCAAAATTCAACAATGACGGGCGAATGGTCTTTAACTGTTTTGACTGGGTTGTTGATAACGACACCCCGAAAGTGCATCCTACGCAAAAGCCTGTTCCATTACTTGAAAGAATTATTGAAATATTCACCGATAAGGGTGATGTTGTTATTGACCCCTGCGCGGGTAGCGGGACGACATTATTAGCTGCAAATAATTTAGGCCGCCAGGCTTATGGATTTGAGGTAAATAAAGAGTTCTATAACGGAGCAATTAATAAAGTCTTAAAATATCGGCAACCATTTTTATTCACATGAAAACAACGATATATTGGAAGACGAAGGATGCCGGTCTGATTGACCGAATACGAAAGCAGTTCGGAATATCACACGGAATGACCGTGAACGGCGAAAACGAAGTGGAAGTCGACGAAAAGGAACTTCAGGTTTTGAAGGACTATGAAAAACAAGGATTAATTCAACTAAGGAACAAATTATGAAGGTCTTTACTGCTTTTAGTGGCTATGACAGTCAATGTATGGCGTTAGACCGATTGGGGATTGATTACGAACTTATAGCATGGTCGGAGATTGATAAATACGCCATACAAGCACACAACGCCGTTTATCCGCAATATGCTGACAGGAACTATGGGGATATATGTAAGATCGATTGGATAAAAGTTCCTGATTTTGATTTGTTTACCTATAGCTTCCCATGTCAGGACATATCAAACGCAGGCTTACAAAGAGGTCTTAAAGAAGGGAGCGGAACAAGAAGTGGACTTTTATGGGAGTGTAGAAAAGCTATTGAGATTAAACGTCCGAAATATCTTCTTATGGAGAACGTAAAGGCTCTTACATCAGAAAAATTCCTTCCTTACCTCCAAAAATGGTTGCTTTTTCTTGAAAGTATGGGCTATTCTAACTTTACAAAGGTGCTTAATTCTAAAGATTATGGGGTGCCACAGAACCGAGAACGTGTTTTTGTTGTATCAATATTTGGAGATGAAAGATATTATTTCCCAAAAGCTTTTAAATTAGAAAAGCGTCTGAAAGATGTTCTTGAAAATAATGTGGATGAAAGTTATTATCTGAGTAATAAAATGACAGAGGATTTGACTCTGCAACATAAAGAAACAGATGTAGGAATAATATACGAAGGTGATGTTAATAAAGGTGGGCAAAAAGGTGTGATATTATCACAAATTGGTATATGTACTGCATTAACGGCAACGGATTACAAACAGCCAAAGCAAATTATACAATTCAAATCTTGTGCAATGAGAGGTCGTAATCCTGATAATCCATCAGATAGACGGTCAGGAATACCTACAGAGCAAAGAATTGAGATAGGTGGGGATATAGCTAATTGTCTTACAACTGTACAAAAAGACAGTCTTGTATTAGAGCCAAGTACTGATTCCTCAAAAACTGAATACAGCGGCGTTATAGGCATAAGCGTTCACCCAAACAGCCACAAGATGGAGTTCAAAGGTGAAAGCAGCGTGAAGGGAATATGCCCGGCATTAAGGGCTACTGACTATAAATGTCCTCATACAGTATGGCTATCAAATAAACAGGTAGAATACAAAGGGGGAAAGTTACAAGAAGGTGATAGCCTTTATTTAGACACATCAAAAGATTTTTCCATGGAGGCTTTAAAAAATATAAGCAGGACATTAAAAGCAGAAAAACATGATGCAGGAGTTGTTCAAAACTATCGTATTCGCAAATTGACGCCTCGCGAATGTTTCCGGTTAATGGGCGTATCCGAAGAAAATATTGATAAAATACAAAACGCTGGTATTAGTAAGACACAGCAATACAAAATGGCAGGGAATAGTATTGTCGTTGATGTATTATACTATATTTTCAAAAAGTTATTTATTGACAAAAAGGCAAATAAAGGTGATGAGCAGATTTTATTCTAACAACTACGTTGGAGCCGTAGATTACGACGACAAGACAGTCAACGCACTTTCGGCTGCGACATACGGCACAATCGCCCTTGACACGGTAGCCGCCATGTATGCGCTCGATGTGTCGGACGAAATAGAGGAAAGCGAGTACATGAAGCATCGTGATGCCAAGAGGTTCTTGTTTAAGATACGAAATGGTTACAAGAAGCTGCGTGTGGAGCTTGCAATAAGGATGGCAGGTAAGCAAAGACAACGCATACTCGAGGACTTCGGCAACATCATATTCGGTGAAGTGGAAAATGATATTTCTAAGTTGCAGTACAGCATTGCCAACGTACTTGCAAAGGCAGGCTTTACTGATACCATGTTCAGGGCGAAGATACTCACGGCTCTTGCCCTGTGCGATTTGGCTTGCTCATTTGTCGAGCAGCAGGAGAGGACAAAGTTCGTAAGGCTTGACGACAAGCATGTGCTTGATGTCAAGAAGGTGTTGCATCCACTGAAAATAGAGGAAACCCGGTATGGTGTCAAGTCGTTCAAGGATTTGATTTGCGAGGGCAAGGGGCTGCCGGATGTAAACCTGAACGACGATGCCAACTGCAGGCTTGCGTCGAAGATAATAATAAACAAGCTGGGTGATTCAAAGATTATCAAGAGCGCTTTAGACAAGGCGACAGAAATAAATAGTGAAACGAATTAAAGTAAACAAATATGACAAACGAAGATATTGAACGAAAATGTCTGGAATATTCGCAGGCAGCTACACCGTCATACACAAATGGCACGTTTGACCGCTACGCTATTGCGCAGGCTTACGAAGAAGGCGCCAAATGGCGCATAAACAGCGTATGGCACGATGCAAGCGAGATACCTGATTTATCACAAGACATACTTATTATTTTTAAAAATGAGATATGCACAATACTGATTGGTGCCGTACATACTTTGAGTGAATTAAAACACTATGATTATACAAATTGGGCATACGTTTCAGATTTGCTTCCCGAAAGAAAGGAGGAAACAAAATGAGTGCAGTGATAATGACTGAGGAATATTGGGCAAACTCGCATTTGTCCATTGCCCGATATTATGGCGGAATAAAGGTGAATGGCGATGAATACAAAATTGTCAATAACGAAGGTATAACATTGGAAGAGCTGTCCAACCCTCGCAGCAAGCACTATGTGAAGTCAGGCATGGCCATTCAGCCCGGAGAGCCTGCCGACCTTGTGCGCAAGGACTGGATACCCATCTATAAGAAGTTGGGGCGAGATAGGACTATTGAACTGGTGAAGAACGGAATAGACTTGAAAGAGGCAAAGAGAATAGCAAAGGAGAAAACGGAATGAGTTACGACATGGATATGTGCGAAGCTATGACCCATGATAACAGATATTGTCCTCTTCGCAATAAATGCAAGAGATTTGTATTGGGTCAGAAAGCGTTGATGGAGGATTATTACCCGATATATTGGATTGAGCCTTGTTATGAGGACGGAAAATGCGAACTATTTATCGAAGTAAAGGAGGAAACGGAATGAATAGAGAAATAATTTTCAGGGGCAAGATAAGTACAGGAAAATGGCTTTATGGTTGTTTGCTTAAAAATGAAGAAGGTAAATTTGCCGTTGTAAAACCTTTCAAGGTGAATATGGATAATGAGTGTAGCTGTTGCGAGGTTGACAAAGAGACTATCGGTCAGTTTACAGGATTGCAAGACAAGAACGGCAAAGAAATTTACGAGGGCGACATACTCGCGTCTGAAGGGAAAGTTATCGGATGGGTACAAGGTGGTGTTCGCGGCTATTGTTATGACGTGGTATACATTGACCACCCACAATGGGAAAAGCGTTGGTCGTTATATGGCACGGTTGTAAATGATTATCCGGGGAAGTTAGAGGTTATCGGCAACATATACGACAATCGGGAATTATTGGAGAAATAAGAATAAAACGGAAATTAGGGGGAATTAAAGGAAAATTTCCCCCTAATTTATTAAATGATAAAACTATGATAGGAAAAGAAGATTTCGTAACTTTCGAAGTGGCTAAGATGCTGCACGAGAAAGGATATAGCGGTATGATAACGTGTACTACGCTGTACGAGGCTGCAAGGTGGCTTCGGAACAAAAAGATATACATTTCAGCCCTGCCTACAAGAGATAATGGAGTGACGTGTTGGTATTATCAAGTCGTGAACGACAATGACCCTGACGATATATATTACACAACTTCGCAGGACACTTATCCGAACTATGAGTCTGCGTTGAACGAGGGTATTAAATACGCATTAAATTCATTTGAGTTATGAAAGCAAAGGTAAAAGCAACAGGGAGGATAATTGATTGGGAAACGAGGCGTTATGAAATAGCAAAAGCCATGCTTCCGGTAATATACCTTGACGACGGTCAGGCAGAGCGTGCTGATGATTCAGATTTAGGGTTTGAGTACAAGAGTGACCGGCATTGCGCTAAAGAGGCCGTGGACTTTGCCGACGCTCTTATTGAGGAACTTAAAAAGAGGAAATAATATGAATGAATTTTGTAAATGGTTGAGTACGACACTGATTTGTACTTTATACGGTTTGTCTTTGGGTGATGCTTTAAGTTGGATAATTTTAGGTGATTTCAAGTACGCTCTTTATTCATTTTCTTTATTTGTACTTGCCGCCCTGTATGAGATTGTTATCGAATTAAAGAAGTTGAATAATAAGAAATGACGAACATAAAGTTTAAAGCATTATGATAAAGACAAAAGAATTGATGCTCGGAAACTGGGTGCTGGCAGGAAAGAATGCTAAATTCCCTATGCAAGTAGTAAGTATCTTTGAAAATGAAGTTTACCTCGACTTCGGGGGTAACGAGGGCGATTGCTTCGAGGAAAAGGAAGAAGATATGTTTCCTATGCTGCTAACAGGCGGAATTTTGCTGAAGAATGGATTTACAAAGAGGAGAATGCTTGGCTACACATATCATTTTTGCTACGAAAATTACACTGGCGATATAGTGATAAAGATAACAGCACTATATGATTGTGATTTCTCTGTATTAATGTTCGATAGAGCTATAAATGTAAAATACGTCCACGAGCTTCAGAACTTGCTAACCTTGGCAGGCGTGGAAATGGAATTTAAAATCTGATGTTATGGCAAGATTTAGAGTAGGAATATTACGGTATCTTATATTTGAAGACGAATATGTGATACAGAAAAAACATTGGTGGGGATGGTCTAATTGGTGTAAGTATTATACGGAAGAAGGAGCAATAGAAGATGCGAAATGGTTGGAAAGCCGTGGGCATCAAGTTGAATGGTATATTTAATAAAAATATATATGTTATGACTGACAAGGAAAAAGCAATATCTTTGTTTTCTGAGAGTATAATACTACAGGACAAAGAAGCTGGCGCACCGATAAATGAATTGACAAGATGTGTCAATACCGCAATGATAAATGCTTTTAGTGTTGGTTATGATGCAGGTTTCAAGGATGGAGACAGCAATTCATACAAAACCGGGCTTCGGATTTTGTTGGAGGAAAATAATGCTAAACTTTTAAGTGAAATTCAGAAGTATTTAAAATAGCTATGGCAAGATTAAGAAAATTAAAACAACCAAAATTTAGGATTGGTGATACACCATATCTTTATATGTATGACTGTACTTGCATGGTTACTGTTACTGATGTATATAAATTAGGAGATAATTATTACTATGACATTGACGCAAGCTGGTACGCAGAAGGATTTGAATTAGTTTGCGTATCTGAAAAAATGTTAGGTAATAGAACCGATCCGGGTAAAGACAATATAGTCATTGACTATTATGATATGCAAAGGTTATATAGAGATTATAAAAATAGCAACAAATAGCTATATGAAAGAGCAAGTAAAAGACCTGTATAATTCAGGTTATGCGATAGAGGAAATATCCGATGAAACAGGTATTTCAGAAACAAAAGTCTTTGAGATACTTGAAGAAGCCGGGCTTATATAAACACACAAATCGATTAAATTATACACTACTATGAGTAAACAAGTATTAGACATAGAACAGGTAAAGCACTTGCATGAGCTTGGGCTGGATACAAGCAAGGCAAGTGCATATTGGCATAGGGTTGTAAGAATGTACACAAACGAAGTAGTAACAAATTGGTTTGTGTCTTTTACTGAGTCTATAGCATGTCTTGGTACGATGAAAGTTGAAAGTATTAAGACATTCACCTTGCAGGACATATTGGATATTTTGCCAAAAGATATTTCAAGGGAAGGCTGCACTTGGAGTGCTTCATTATACATAGATTATGAAAATAATAGAATAGCATACGGGAATACAGATAGGGATGGATTTGAAATCTATCATGAAATACCTATATGCGAGAATATTATTGACGCAGCCTACGAGATGCTATGCTGGGTTTTAACTAACAAATACATACAGGAATATGAGTAAACAGACATTATCAATCGAGCAGATGCAGCACCTGCAAGAGTTGGGGATGGAACTGAAAAAAGATACGATATTGGTATGGGCAAGATTTATGCTTGGCAAAACGCAAATATCAGATTGGGAAATCGCATATAATCATTCAGCAATAACGGATAATTCACAAACTATTCCCGCCTACACCTTGCAGGACGTGCTGGATGCGCTGCCGGATTTTATTGGCGATTATTGCCCAATCATTGACATATCCTTCGGTATTATAAGATACGACAACCTGAAAAGGAATGATAGTCCTATACTGAAAGAGATATATTTCAATGATGAGGATAAATATCTGATAGATGCTGCATACGAATTGTTGGTATGGGCTATCGAGCAAGATTATATAGAAACAAACAAAAACGAATGAGGTATGAGAATAATCAAAGAAGGCAAACTTCCGCCTAAAGAGAAGAAAATGACGTGCCCTAAATGCGGTTGCGTGTTTATGTACGAACGCTCAGACATACATTCAGACCAACGGGAAGGTTGTTGGGTGGTATGCCCGACATGTAAGAAGTATATAACTGTTGATGGGAGGTCGTGAGATGAACGAGCTATTGAAGAAAAGAATTGAGGAAGCGGCAAATGACAGGTACACAGACAATACATTTGCGTACAAGGGTTTTATAGATGGTGCAGAATACGCCCTCTCCCGCCAGTGGATAAGCGTCGAAGATGCTTTGCCGAAAAACGGTGAGAACGTCTTTGCTATAGATAGTGATGATGATGCTTACGTTGCATGGTTTGATGAAATGGACAAGACTTGGAGAGACCTTTCAGACGGTCAATTTATTGTGCCTACTCACTGGATGCCCATACCGAAGTTTGAAACGAAAAAGTAGTGAATATGGATAAAGAACAGAAAGCAAAAGAGTATATTTCTTTTTTACACAAAGAAACAGAAGTATATCTTGGTAGAAAATGTGAACCTAAAGACATTGAATATCATAACGGAGATATGGTATCAGCATATATAACTGGTTGGGACGATGCGTTAAAGTCATTATTAGTCGATGCCTCAAAAGAGCTGCCTGAATATGATGAAGCTGTTTGGGTGATTAACGCATGCGGAGACCAATTCTATTGCCACAGAAGCAAAGAAGATATTGTTAACACCGACAAGTGCGGTTGGTGCAATTATACATGCTCTGATATTATTGCATGGATTAGACCGACATCATTTAAAGAAATACTTGAAATGAATAAAGATGTGCTAATGAGATTAAAAGATATGTGATTATGAATGTAGAAACAATTTTTACACTCGTGGTTTTAATTGCAGGGATAATATTTTCTCTTATAGCAATAAAAATAACGCACAAAAAAGAAGAACCTAAATACGAGGAGAGTGATAGCAAAAAATGCAAGGTAAATGTAAAAATAGTATATGACAATATACACAAACTATATTATGTGTACTATAACGGTCGTTGTGTTAAGGCTGAATACACTTTTAAAGGTGCAAAAATTTGGTCTGAGGAAAATATTGATAATTACTTGAAAGGTACGGAAGTAAAATACGAAAAAGATTATAAATAGTTATGCTAAACACATCAATAAAGTTAGGAGATACGAATGTAACGTTCAATACCCCATGTACGGGCATGATACAGAAAACTCATCCGAAAAGCAAATTCGCAAGATTCCATCAAAGAAGTAAGATGGCTGATTGGGTGTTTTCTGATTGTCCAAGACTTCAGGAAGGAACATATAAATGCGAAAAGATAATTGTACTGCAAATCATGGTGTTTGGAGACAATGAACTTTTAATGGAATACGTTTACGAAAAAGATATTTGATTATGCAAAAAGAAGATAAACTTAAAAAGAAAGCTATTGATGCACATCGTCAGTCGTGTCCTCAATGGAACTGTTGTAAACATCGTGTTGGTAAGCCTACTTGCACAAAAGAATGTGGATATATTGAGAAATTTATTTTGTTATTAAACAACTAATAACTTTTAATATAATAAATGAAAGTAGCAATCATCATCGTCGCAATAATAGCAGTGGCAGCAGTCTGCCTGCTCCTGTTAAAAGGCGGCAACAAATACGCAGACAATGAATGAAAAGGATTTGATTGAAGCGCTCGAGAACGAAGTTGACTTTTTGAGGAAGTCAAACGACATGCTCGTAGAGCAGAATAAGAAACTAATGTATTATATAATAAAGCATGACAAAAGAAATATATACAGACATCTGCGAGAGGCTGAAGAATGACATTATACGTCTCTACAAGATAAAATGCTGGCGTTGTGTGCGTGCAAGGATAGTTAGGCTTGCACGATGCACGACAGAATACAATGGTAGCGATTATGCTCAAATTAGTATCAAGAATGTCTGTATTATTGTTAATAATACCATCAATTTTCTTAAACAATGTAGCCAAGTCGTTTTCGATTTACCCTTAACAAGGGTAGAGCCTTTGAAATGAAGTTACTTGCCGGTAGTAAGCAACTTATTTTGTTTCATCCATTTTGTATCTCCCATATGGAATTGAGTAATGAAATGGAAAAATAAAAAAGGAGCCAGCCCCACGATAAAAGACCGACTCCACGCACGATTAGGCCACAAATATAATACTTTTCTTCTAAAAGACCATATTATGACAAAAGAATTTTCATCAATCATGGAGTTAAAGGCCATTCGTGAACAAAAATCAAGACTTTCAGAGCGTGAACGAGAACTTTCATCGGCTTTATTGCATGATGTTTCACTCATTCCTGAAATTTATTCCTGGTTTAAGGATGTTATTTCAGAGACAGACTGTCCGCCAAACCCAGATAGCGTTATGCAGCGCAAGAAGTTTCTTTTCATTGTGCTGTTCCTGTTTGCGCCCAGTGTGCTGGCTGGAGGTCGGCTGCCGAACGGCGTCCGGGCGGAAATTGCCCGTGTGTTCCCGGATGTCTCTCCGTGTGTAATATCAAACAATATCGCTGATGTTTCCTTTATCTTTCATCAGTATAAGGATTTTCGAAAAGAAATAGAGTTCCTTTACAATCAGATTTTAGAGAGGCTGAAAGTCAAAGGACTAGTCAAGTAAAAAAGCCGGAGCGTTATGCTTCCGGCTTTAATTTTATGCTTCATATCCCTCATAATAGTAAGATTGAGTAATCCCTTTGAATATTACTTCACGGTCATTTACCTGGTCTGTTAATGCTTGTTGTAACAGTACTCGGAGTTCCAAATCATTTATGGGGCTGCGTTCCATAGCTTGCAAATACAGGTTCTTATCTACGTTATGCCAGTCTATTACTTTTTTCAGACGTTTTTTCAGTATCATATCCAGCCAAATACGGGTGGTTCGCCCGTTACCTTCCATGAATGGATGGGCGATATTCATTTCCACATATTTGGCAATGATTTCGTCAAATGTCGTTTCTGGCATCTTTTCTATAACCGGGAGAATCGCATCAAGGTACAGACAGTTGGCAAAACGGAAGTTTCCTTTTGCTATGTTCAATGTGCGAACCTTTCCGGCAAAGTCATACAAGCCATCGAACAGGTAGCGGTGAATCTCACACAGACCTTTCATCGTTCCTACTTCAATCTTATCTATATCGCCTGTTTCAAATAAGGCGTGGGCTTTTTCAAGGCTCAATTTGTCTATATCTTTTGTTGTCATGGTTATTCTCCTTTCTCTATTTTTGATTTTTATAGGAACAACCCCTGAACCATAAGGAACGGGGCTGGAATTATTTCCTTCTATTTATAATCACATTCATCAACCCTACAATCTCATTTACTTTTGTTCCATCTTTTCCCAGCGGTATTCTAACGATGGGGTCTGATAGACTATTTATATTAATGATTACCGTATAATCATGGATGATTTTATCATTTTCTTGATTTACAACTGTATTCTTATTGGCTGTAGCACCGCCAATAACTGCGCCAGTTCCACCTAATAAAACGCCTCCTACAACTGCGCGTTTAGCCATATTCCCTGTATTGGTTTTTGTTTCATAAGAAACCTTTCCTTTTTCAATGTGTTGATTATCATTGAAAGTACAGCTTATAATATCCCTCATCGGTAAATCTTTCCCTAAAAGCCAAATTCTGTTTACCTTACCAAAAGCGATTATTTCTTTGGATAGATTCAATTCCTCCAAAACAATAGTTTTATCAGGTTCTCCGTATTTTTCAATTAACTTTCCTTTCTCTGCATTGTATATAGGAGTTAACCTTTCTATTTCAGCTTGTTTTCGAACTTTTTCTAATTGACGTTTTTCTTCTCGTTCCTTTCTTTCCTTTGTTTTCTGTCCTTCTTGCCATATAGCACCTGAAATTCCACCCGTTATAGCCATAATAATAAAGAACCAAAAGAAATGGTCATTAAACAAACACACAAACGCAATAATAGTTCCTATTATAAAAATGAACGGTGCGCTTGATACATTGCTATTTGAATTATTTTCCATAAATAATTATATTTTATTGATTAATCATCCATTTCTAACAACTTTCTCAAATCATCAAAAGAATGAACCTCGTAAAGAGTTCCTTTAACTTTCACATAGCCGTTCACTTCAGATTCAATATTTTCTTCAATTAAGTTCACTTCCCTAATTTCATTGTCACTGAGGACTAATTTCCACACAGGAACGCCTATGGCATTTGCCAATCGTTCCAGGGTTTCAAGTTTGGGCTTTTCTGTGTTTAGAAGTTGGTTTAGACCTACAGGAGTTATACCCAATTTAGCTGCTATGTCAACCTTTTTAAGATTAAGCTTTTCTATGATTTCTCTTGACCTATTTATCATATAAATACTTCTTTTTTTTGCAAAAGTAAATACTTTAATATAAATATAAGTTTTTACTTTGTTAAATATTGTTATATGTAAGCAAATACTTAAATAAATATTTGTCTTGTTAAAGTAAATACTTTAATTTTGCATCGTCAAACAACAAGTTGAACAATTTAAAGCATACGATTATGAAAGCAACAGATTTATTCAATAGCAGAAAAGAAGAGTTTGAAACAATAGAATCATTCTCTAAAAGGGTTTATGAAACCGCTAAAAGATACAGAAGTTCATTGCATTTCACACCACAAGAAAGCTATCATGTCTTGAACATACTTGCGAAGTATTATAATGAAAATGTATCTGACATTCTTTCTGCGATAAGAGATATTGAATTTAAATGTGCTTCAAAAAGGTACAGAATACAATGGGTGAAATGTTTAGCTGACCATTATTTAGTGATAGATAAAAGATGAGTTTAACCAGCAGGGTGAAAGCCCTGCACAATACGCACGATTATGAAAGATATAGAAAGAAAGCTTGCAGGCGAGATCCTTGACATCATAGAGGACAGAGGCCAGCATTCATTCACAGTAGAGGCTGACGACGACAACAACGTCACATACGAGATAGAGGGCAGCTACGTCTACGATGGCTACTCGACAGTAGACAATTACGATGGCCACACATCATGGCATACCACAGACGCATCTGTTATGATAGAAAACGTGAGAGCGTTTGATGAGGACGGTGACGAGGTCTATCCTGACGTTGATACAGATGTCATTGCAGAATACGCTGAGAATGGGGTATACGCAGGCTTATATTAGGTAACCCCCGGCAGGGTGTCCCCCTGTCACTAAACACGATTATTGATATTTAAATACGCACGATTATGAAGACATTGAAAGAACAAGTTGACGAGATTAAGAACATGAAAGGCTCTAAGGCAACAAAGAAAGCAGCTTTCATCAAGTTAGGGTTGAGAAAGTATGAGATTGAACTTCTGCTTTCAGAACTGCCGAAACCTGTAAGAGAATCGCATAAGTTTACTTTTGGTGTTGAGATTGAATGCCTTGTCGCTGCAAGCATTATGCGTGAATGTGCTACAAGAAACGCAATGCCGTTTCAATATGAGGGCTACAACCACACAGACAATAATCATTATTACAAGTTTGTATCTGATTCATCAATAAGAGGCGAAAATCCTATCGAATGTGTGTCGCCTGTGCTTACAGGCAAGACAGGCATGAAAAGCCTAGAAACCTGCTGCAAGGCTTTAAATGAAGCAAATGCACAGGTTAATAGGTCAACAGGTCTTCATGTCCATATAGGCGCACAGAATTTGTCTGACGAGGCTTATATAAACGTTTTCAAGAACTATCAGAAGTTAGAGAGAGTTATTGATACATTTATGGCAAATTCAAGACGTGCCAACAACAGCCAGTGGTGTAGGACACTGCAGGGTAAAGACTTTACAATGTGTACGACAAAATTAGACATTTTCGATGTGATGAACGGTAACAGATACTACAAAGTAAATGCATGTTCTTATTCACGCCATAAGACAATAGAGTTTAGACAGCATCAAGGCTCTACAGACTTTGAAAAGATTTCAAACTGGGTGAACTTTTGCGCTAAGCTGGTTGCATGGTCTAAAAAGAACGTATTGAGTTTAGAGGTTAATTCGATAGACGAAATACCTTTCTTGACAGCGAAAGAAAAATCATTTTTCAAATCACGTGCCGAGGTTCTTGCATGAGCCTCGCACATTTAAAGTTAATCAGATATGTGTTGTATTATATATAAGCCCAAGGGTGTCCAGATGCCGAGTTTGGACACTCTCGCAAAAATCAAGAAGCTAAACCACAACGGTTATGGGTTTGTGTCAACCGGTCATTTTCATAAGGGTTTGGATTATCGGACATTCTTACGCCACCTGTCGGAGGTTGGTGACGACGAGGACTGCATCATTCATTTCAGACTTGCCACGCACGGTTCAATATGTAGGGCTAACTGTCACCCGTTTGTCGAGAATGGCGTTTATTTTGCCCACAATGGGACGTTGAACGTTTGTCCTGTTGGTGACATGACTGACAGTGAAATTGCCTTCAGAATGAAAATTTATCCCCAAATACAGCGGTTTGGATATGGGACAAAGCAGGCAGACTGGGCTATAAGGCAGATTTGCGGTTATTCAAGGTTTGCCATGATGTACCAGGGCGAAGTGAGATTATTTGGTGATTATAAAATACTGAATGGCGTTTATTATTCAAATTTGAGATGGTTATGAAAAATATATTGCAGTCTTTGAAAGATAGGGTATCATGTGGCGATATCACTATAACAGAGGCAGCTATAATGCTACATGATGCAGGATGGACAAACTTCATTGATGTTGAGAAAACAAAGTATTTGTTAGGTCTGAAAACACAGCAGACTAAATAAAATAATATGCTTGTGAGTTAATAACAAACATTTGGCGTATTGTTTCGTATATGTAGAATTGTTATTCAAAATTGTCTTCATAATTAGGTATCTTTGTGAAAAGGTACCATCGCGGATTAGAGCAGTGGTCAGCTCGCTACTTTGACTTGGTAGAGGTCGCCGGTTCGAGTCCGGCATCCGCAACTAAATAAAATATATCACACGATTATGGAAATACTTAATCTTATCATCAAACAGAAATTCTTTGACGAAATCATGTCAGGCAAGAAACGTCAAGAATACAGAGAAATAAGGCCTAACACACAAAAGAAATACTGCCAGCTTGACGCAGACGGGTTTTGTGTAGAGGTTAACGGTGAACTGCAGCCAAAACATTATGACGCAATCCGGTTCTTTGTAGGTTACAAGAAAGACAGGGCAAGCGCATTGGTAGAAGTCAAAGACGCAAAGATCGAGCTGTTTGAGGACGAGAACCACAACCTGATTGAATACACTCATCAAGGTGAGACATATTTGGCTGCACAGGTCGTTTATGACCTTGGCAAGGTTATAGAAAAACATGTTTAATTTTAAATTTTACGCTGAGTCAGAGTAAACAGAAGCACATTTTCAACAGGCGGTTATCGTGGTGGCCGTAGAGGCTTGACTACCGAAAATGGAGGTTTGTCACAACGTGGCAGATTCATCAACCGTAGACAGCAGTATTATAATGTCCGTGTAGGACTTGGCATGAGTGGCGGATAATATGACACTGCAAGAAAGGACATATAAGAGTATTGACGCTATTAGAGATAAATCTGATAGCGCAGTACTCTTTTTGTCTTTAGGTAAAGATTCTTTGGTCTTACTGGATATGATTTACCCGAAGTTTGAACGGGTTGTTTGTGTGTTCATGTACTTTGTCAAAGGTTTAGAGCATATCGAACGATGGATTGGCTGGGTAAAGGCTAAATACCCGAAAATCGAGTTTGTGCAAGTGCCGCATTGGAACTTGACCTATATTCTCCGTAGCGGCTTGTATTGCGTGCCTAATCCAAAGGTGAAGCTGTTGAAGTTGGCGGATGTGGTGAAAGCCATGCAACTCAGATACGGACTTTACTACACTTTCCTGGGTATGAAGAAAGCCGACGGCATGAATCGTAGATTGATGCTGAAAGGCTATGAAGCCAATGGGTACGAGAATAACGGTATGTGCTATCCGTTGAGCGACTGGACGCAGAAAGATGTGTTGGCATACATGAAGCAACACAATCTTCCCGAACCGGTACGGTACAGCTTGAAGGCATCCAGTGGCGTAGGCTTCAACCTTGACTGTATGCTTTGGTTGGAGAAGAACTATCCGCAAGACTTGCAGAGAATTTACAAAGTGTTTCCGCTTTCAGAGCGGATATTATGGGAGTATCATAACAAACAAAACTAATAGGAGGAAAGCCGAGTTAGAAGAAAATCTGTCAATGACATAATGAATCAAGCAAATAGAATAATGGCTGGTAGTAGGGGCAATCAATCACGTATTGATAGAGCAAGGAATACAGCTTTTCGGTATTACGACAATATCCGCAGGCAGGGGAATTTCAATAGTAATAGAGATTCCTCCTATTCACAAAGGTATTCACGCCAGCAGTATATGGGACTGAGCAATGGCTAACATGGAACTATCAAAGTATATCAAGAGTGAATCGGTGGAACTTAACCGTTCCGCCATCCACTTTGAAAAATGGCTGTTAAGTTTTTGTATAATTGACTGATTTTTAGTATATTTGTAGTGAAATGCAGATGAAATTATGGAAGAAATTTGGAAGAACATAAATGGATTTGACGGAGATTATCAAGTATCTAATCTTGGTCAGGTTCGCTCTGTAAAGTTAGGAAGAGTTCTAAAGGCTACTCCTGACGTACGGGGGCTTTGTCGAGTTTCACTACGAAAAGCTGATAAGGTCGTAAGGAAGTATATTCATCAGTTAGTATTAGAGACATTCAAAGGCAAAAAAGATGGTTGCAAAATCATAGCCCATAGGGACGGGAATCCAACTAATAACAACTTGGATAATCTCTATTGGATGGAATGTACTTGGAACGCAAAACCTAAATTGGATAACATCACTGTTGATGAAATCAAAATAATGTTTTCTAATGGAGTTTCTCTATCTGACATTTCAAGAGAGAAAGACATAGATATAACAACTGTTTATTGTGCAACAAAAGGGTTTAATTCTATTCCAGGTATATTTGAGGAGCTATTTTCGTCAAATCAAAAAGAAGTAGTGTTTTTAGGAGATACGTTTAGACTTTCTGAAATGCTACACAAAAATGCCTATGTGTCTGATACTGGCATAGTGGTGAAGATACGTTCTAAAGTAAATCACCATCCGAAAGTGCTTAGAACAACCATAGACCGAAACGGATATGTTACTTTAAACTATGCAACGGAAGGGGAAATAAGAGAATTTTACAACGTACATAGGTTGGTGGCTGATGCCTTTATTCCTCATGTAGAAGGGAAAGATTTTGTAAATCATAAAGATGGATGCAAACAAAATAACAAGGTCTCAAATCTCGAATGGTGTACTAAGTCAGAAAATACACAGCACGCTTTTGCGACAGGCTTGAAAAAACCAGCTTGTGGCGAAAAGCATGGGTGTGCAAAGTTGAAAGAGAAAGATGTGGAAGAAATAAGGGTGTTGCTTGCTGCCGGGAACACAGGATTTTCCATTGCAAAGAAATATGGAATATCCGCATCTGCGGTAAGCAGCATAAAAAGAGATAAGGCATGGAAGATAGTCTGAAAAAATTCTTTTCGTCCACTATCGTTGAGGTAAAACGTAGTGAGATACACCCAGCCGACTATAATCCAAGAAAAATAGACGAGCAAGGCAAGCGTATGTTGAAGCGGTCTATGAAGCAGTTTGGAGTGGTCGGAGGAATTATTGTCAATAGTCAAACGGGTAATACCATTGTCGGAGGTCATCAGAAAGTAGCAATACTTGATGAAATGTACAAATATCCGGATAACGACTATTCTTTGCGTGTGGAGATGATAAGCGTTGATAGGAAAACCGAAAAGACGCTTAACATAGCCTTAAATAATGGGAACATTTCAGGCTCTTGGGATTTCGACGCCCTCGCCCGTTTGGTTCCTGACATCGACTATAAGGATGCAGGATTGACCGATGCAGACTTAAACATGATTGGTTGCGACTTTCTTTTGCAGACTGAAGAAGAAAATTCTTTGGCTGGGGCATTGGAAGAAATGATGCAGCCTGTAACCGAGCAGAAAGAAGCCGAGAAAGCAGCCAAGCAGTTGGAGCGTGCCGAAAAGGTCGCCCACATGAAGGACGTTAAACAGCAGGTCAAGGAACAGGCGCAGGAAACAGCCGCCAACATGGATGCTTACCTGATGCTCTCCTTTGACACATTCGAGGCTAAAGCGGCGTTCTGTGAGCGGTTCGGATATGACCCTTCCCAGAAGTTTATCAAAGGAGAAGTGTTTGACGAACAAGTCGAGCGCGTAGAATGATATTGTTTAACGATTAAAACATTTGCCGAGTTAGAACGAAGACATACACTCAATTATACCGACAATCACGAAGAATAATGTACAATGCAGGGCGGCAATATGGATTAGGAACGCCAAGGCAAAGAAGTATAAGGGATAGAACGAAAGCGGTAATGGAACGATATGCTAATAATATAGATTCATATTTCCGCAGAAGGGGTATTGACGTTTATGGCAGCATACCCGTTTCTCGTTCACGATATATGGGATTAAATAACGGATAACAATTTATGGCAAGACCCAAGAAATTCGACTACGATAGTGATGATTTCTACGACGAAATCCTTGCGCTCTCCATGCAGGGATTGACCGATGCGGAGATAGCGGATGCGCTGGATGATAAGTTCGGCGTTTCGCTGTCTCCTGAAGTGTTTTATTGCATGAAGAACGGGAACTATGAAGCGTGGTCGGATGAGGAAAACGAACGCAGGTCTGCTCGATTATCTAAGGTCTTAGCGCGCGGTCGCCGTAAAATCAACTCCATTGTGCGTGGCGCGTATCTCAAAGCGGCTTTAGGCGGTAAGAAAATCAAAAACAAGACCGTAACCACCCGGAAGCTGAAAATAGACGGAGTTTATACCGAAGATGAAGAGATACAGACCACCGAGGGAGAAACCGAACTGCCGCCCAATATGCAGGCTCTCTCCACTTGGCTGTACCACCATGATGAGGAATGGCGCAAGGTCGAGAAGAAGCAAGAGGACGATGAAGATGTTTCCTCCAATGGAAGTATTGACATCGAGAAATGGATAAACGACAATACCAATGATTAAACCACAGGCTATATACAACCCACTCTACACGGATAAGGAGAAATTCATCATCCTTATCACTGGAGGACGTGGCAGCGGAAAGTCGTTTAATGCTTCCGCCTTCATTGAGCGGCTGACCTTTGAGAAATCATTGGACAGGTCGTTTGCCCACACCATCCTTTACTCCCGTTATACGATGGTTTCCGCCCACATGAGTATCATCCCCGAAATGATGGAGAAGATAGAGATGGACGGAACGGGCAAATACTTCCGTGCCACCAAGACGGACATCATCAACCGCCGGAGCGGTGGGCGTATTATGTTTCGTGGAATTAAAACTTCTTCAGGGAATCAGACAGCTCGCCTGAAATCCATCCACGGCATTACGACCTTTGTCTGCGATGAAGCGGAGGAGTGGACTAATGAGCAGGACTTTGACAAAATCATGCTCTCTATCCGTCAGAAGGGCATCCAGAACCGCATCATCATCATAATGAACCCCACGGACAGCAACCACTTCATCTATAAAAAGTATATTGAGAACACACACAAGCTGGTGGAGATTGACGGCGTACCCGTGCAAATATCCACACATCCTAACGTGCTGCACATTCATACTACTTATTTCGATAACCTCGACCACCTTTCTACGGAGTTTCTGAAAGAAGTCGAGCAGATGAAGCGTGACAACCCGGAGAAGTACGCCCACACGGTGATAGGTCGCTGGGCAGATGTGGCGGAGGGTGCGGTGTTCAAGAAATGGGGTATCGTGGACGAGTTCCCGATGTGGTGCAAGAAGGTGGCTATCGGGCTGGATTTTGGTTATAGCGTAGATAGTACCGCCGCAGTCCGCTGTGGAATAATAGATAACGCTTTGTATTTGGATGAGATTGATTATAGAACTGGACTATTATCTACGGATATAATCAAATCTTTGAGACCGTGGAATCTAAAAGTCATTGCTGATAGTGCCGACCCCCGACTTATCCAAGAAATTCATAATGGAGGCATAAATATCTATCCTGTTGAAAAGGGTCAAGGCTCTATAAATGCAGGTATTGATAAAATGCAAAGCATGGAAATATTTGTAACAAAGCGTTCCTACAACCTTATGAATGAATTGCGAAACTATGTTTGGGATAAGGATAAAGACGGAAGATACATAAACACTCCTGTTGATGCCTTTAACCACTGCTTTAGAGGTGATACCCTTATTACGACAAATAAAGGCGATATACCAATTAAAGATGTGCAAATTGGCGATTATGTTTTGACGCGGAAAGGATTTAGGAAAGTGCTTCAAAAGCACAACAACGGAATAAAGAAAGTAACTGAAAAAGAGTTTGTTATAGGCTTGTGTAAACGAACTTTTTTTGCTACCTTAGAGCATAAATTTAACGTAAACGGAAAATGGAAGAAGTACGGAAAATTAACGAAAGGGGACAACTTGTTTGTTCTATCGAGTTTAATGGGAAAGAGTATCGGAGATACCCAAATGGGAAACACCCCAACTATTATTACCACAAATGGAAAGAGAATGGTAGATACCACCAAGAACTCTTACATCACGCGGTGTATGAATTTTATAAAGGGAAAATTCCAAGTGGCAAAGTCATACACCATATTGACCATAATCCGCTCAATAATGACATTGGCAATCTTGTTGCGGTTACTCCAAGTGAACATCAAAAACTGCATCCTGAAAAATTATCAGAGTATAAAACAAGAGAACACGCGAGTAAGGTTTGGTTTACTAAATCAAATTGGGATGAACGCAGAAGAAAGGTTGATGAAACATTATCTAACGAACGCTGGAAATGTCAACAATGTGGCGCAGAATACACTCCAACAAATGTACATCAGCGGTTCTGTTCAAAAAAATGTCACCATAGATGGCAATACACATCACCCGAATGCAATGTTGAAATGGTTTGCCAATATTGCGGAAAAACATTCATGGGTAACAAATACCTCAAACCCAAATGTTGCTCCAATGAATGTGCGCATAATTTGCAAGGAGTTATCAGACGTAATAACAAAAAGTGAAAGCTATTGTGAAGTTTATGATTTAACGATAGAGGGTGAACACGAGTATTTCGCAAACGGAGTGCTCGTGCACAACTGCATAGACGCCACTCGTTACTATGTGCTGGGAGAACTTCTCGGCAGGATTATGAAACCGAAAGACATTTCAGGAGTATTTGGACATTAAATTTTAGTATATGAGAACTTTAGAGGAAATTTTAGCTATACCAGAGATAGAGAGGAAAATATACTATCTGAAAAAGGGCCGAAAGACGATGTTGCCAAACGCCCATGCTCTTTATAATGACTGGAATCCAAACAGGCATGAGATAGTGATTGACGAGGAAAAGTATCCCAAAATCAAAATTATCACCAAGCCTGAAGAAAGAATTACCGATCCGACAACAGGTAAAGAATACGTTGAGCCGGCGGTTAAGAAAGAGGTTGAACCAAATAGAATAGCTCTTCCAATCGAGCAGGATATCGTAAACCTTCAAACAGCTTTCACAGTTGGAACAGAACCGACACTTGATTGTCAGCCGGACCAGTCAGAAGAAAGCCTTCTTTCTGCATTGAAGCAGGTATTCAAGAAAAACAAGCTGAAATACCAGAATAAGAAAGTTGTCCGTGCATGGCTGGCCGAGCAGGAAGTGGCTGAATACTGGTATGTAGTGAAGGATGATGGCTTCTGGGCTAAACTCAAGCGCAAGATTGCCGACATTTTCGGAAAGTCCAAACCTGAGTATCGTCTGAAGAGTGCCATCTGGTCTCCTTTTAGAGGAGATAAGCTCTATCCGTTCTTCAATGACCAGGGTGATTTGGTCGCACTCTCCCGTGAATATAAAAAGAAAGACCTGGGTGATGTTGAGATCACCTGCTTCATGACCATTACCAAGGATATGGTTTATCAATGGGAGCTGACAAGTAATTGGACCGACAAAGGTACGTTCGCACATGGATTCAAGAAGATGCCGGTGATTTATATGTACCGTCCAGAAGCGTACTGTGAAAAGATTAAGAGTCTCCGCATAAGGCTGGAGAAACTTCTTTCAAACTATGCAGATTGCATAGATTATCATTTTTTCCCTATTCTAATGCTGTTCGGTGATGTACAGAATTTTTCAGGCGAATTCAAGAATAGGGTAGTGGAACTTACAGGCCAAGGTGCAAACGCCCAGTATCTGACATGGAGTCAGGTCCCGGATACAGTTAAATTCGAGGTGGAAACATTGCTCAGTCAAATCTATGGGCTGACAAATACACCTCGTATATCCTTCGACTCTTTGAAGGGTACAGGCAATGCTGTTTCCGGTGTAACTTTTGACTATGTGTTCATGTCAACTCACCTTAATGTGGAGAATCTGAACGAAACTGTCGGAGAGTTTATGCAACGGCGTGTAAACTTCCTGACTTCCGCTTTAGGTTCAGTTAATACAACTCTTGAAACAGCCGCCGAGACAATTGATATAGATGTTCAGATGCAGCCATACAAGCTGGAGGACATCAAAGACAAGATTGACACAGCCATCAAGGCCAAAGATGGTGAAATCTGGTCGCAGGAACGGGCTATCACTTTTGTAGGGAACGTGGATTCTGTTTTGGACGAGATTGAAGCAATCAAGGAAGAACAGGCTGAAAAACAAAATGATGACATTGAGAAGCAAAAGAAAATTAATGAAATAAACGGAAAGAATAGTTTGTAAAATAATAGTATTTGCATTAAAAATAGCGGTATCTTCGTGGTATCGCTATTTTTTTGTGCAAAAAGTTTTGTTATTAGTACTAAATTTAGTACTTTTGCATAAACGAAAATATAATGGGTTCAAAAGAGAAATTGATAGAAAGGTTTAAGAAGCTGCCAAAGGATTTCACCTTTGAAGAGACCCTTTCTTTACTTGGCTACTTCGGTTATACTAAGCACAATAAAGGGGCAACTTCCGGTTCCCGCATTCGTTTCAAGAACGAAGAAACAGGGCAGTACATAGATATACATCGTCCTCACCCTGGTAGTATAATGAAAGCGTGGATGATGAAAACGATTTACCAACATTTAAAGAATAACGGTTTAATATAAAGAATTATGGATTATTTGGAATACAAAGGTTACAAGGGTTCTGTAGAATACAGCAAAGAGGACAATTGCCTTTGCGGTAAGGTACAAGGAATGGGCAACAAAGCCTTGATTCTTTATGAAGGAACCACCATCGACGAACTCCGGAAGGATTTTGAAGAAGGAATTGATAGCTATCTCGAAGGTTGCAAAGCTGATGGGGTTGAGCCGATTAAACCATTTAGCGGTAAACTCAATCTTCGTATGCCATCCGATCTTCATGCACGTGTGGCAGCATTTGTCGCAAGTACAGGTATGACAATAAATGAGTTCATAAACAAAGCTATTGTTAATGAGCTAAATCATGATTGTGCCATGTAAAGAGTATGCCTATGGACAAACAGGATTTATTTATATGTGCCTGCCATAATGTGGAACATCAGCTTATCATGTCGTATTCTGATGATGATAACTATAAGGAGGTTTATTGCAGTGTTCATCTGAAGCCGGAACAAAATATCCTAAAACGTATATGGCGTGGTGTTAAATATATTTTTGGACATCGCAGTATGTATGGAGAGTTTGATGAGTTTATCTTTAAACCAGAAGATTCAGATAAGCTTCAGAAAGTTGTGGACTATTTGAAATATTGTAAATAAATCTATTTTCAGCGTGATTACTACGGTAGTCACGCTTTCTTTTTGCCTAAAAACGAACATTCTCCCAATTGTTTCGTATCGTTAGCCTTAAAATTTTCCTTTCCTTTTCTCTATAAGTAAATTTACCGTATGAAATTATTAATCAAACTCATACGGTATGACAATTTTTGAAATGATTTTGGCAGGACTGCAACAAAAGTTTTCTGGGGTGGATACTGCCACACTTACCCGCATCGCCACAAAGAAGGCTGAGGGTGTAACGGACGAGACGAAGGTAAACTCCATCGTGGAGGGTATCTCATTTCAGGACGTGATGCAAAATTATGGTGATTTCCGTGCAGGACAGGCGCAGACTTCCGCTGTTTCTAACTACGAGAAGAAGCATGGACTGAAGGACGGAAAACCGATAGAGGACCCGGAAGAAAAGAAAGATGAAAAGAAGGATGAGAAAAAGGACGAGGTACCTGCATGGGCCCAGGCTTTGATTGATTCCAACAAGAGCCTTTCTGAAAAGCTGTCTGCTTATGAATCAGAGAAAGCGCAGGCGCAGCGCAATTCTCAGATTTCGGCAGTTGCTAAGAAGTACGGTATTCCCGAATTTATGCTGAAGGACCGCAACATCCCTGAGAACACGGACTTGGATACTTATTTCAAGGACATGAAACAGGATATGTCTAACAGCGGTTTCAAATTCGTACAAGCTCCTGAAACTGCCGAGCAGAAGCAGGAGAAGGAATCAAGCGAGATTGCTTCCCTAATTAACAAGGGGACTGAAGAGATTAAAAAACAGAATTAATAACAAAAGGTAAAAAATTATGCCAGCAGGATTAAAGTATGATTTGAACCCGATTGAGAAAACGATGCCGGAACTTTGTCGTTTTGATACGGTATATCCTCTTTCTGGAGGTTTTAATTTGGATACAACAAACTTGACAGGTATTGACAAAATACCGCCTATGACACCGCTAGTCATTGATTTCAAGGCTCGCACGGCTAAAGCGGTTGTGAACGTGGAAGTGTATGAAAAATACACAACTGGCACTTCCATGAAAATCAAGAAAGGCTCTTTGGCTTATGTCAATATGTTTATCGGAGACGGTACAAACGGAGCTAAAGTAACGAAAATAGACAAATCGAACGCAGAGTACGATACGCTTACATTGGGTGCTGCATTCGGTACGAGTGTTACGGTAAACGCAGGCACTGTCCTATTCGAGGCATCTGCTCAGGAGGGAACAGAAGTAAAAGCATCAGCCAACGCTTTGAACTACGCATGGACGAAAGTAGAAGCAGGTGCAACTGTAACAGCTATCGGACGTGCTTACGAGATTAGAGCATCCAAATTGCTTGTTCCTGTATCAGACAAGGACAAGGAAAGTTTGGGTGACAGATTTATGTTCACTTATTAAAGAAAGGAGGGTAATATGTATTTGACTGTTCAGACATTATTGAATGATCCGAATATCGTTAAGGCGGTAATTGACCGTGTGGTTGCTCTCCGTCTTGATACGATCTTCTGGAAGAAGCATTTGGACTTCGAAGAAACCAAAAACAGAGTATTTAAAACGTACCTTGGCACTGTAACGGGCGTTACAGCCGGTTCTGTTATTGATCGCAATGCTAACAAACCGTTGCGTGAGCGCAAGTCTCTCGGAAGCGGATATGGTGAAGTGGCCTGCATGGGTGACCGGTACCAGATGGATAACGAACGGCTGGACATGTTGCAGGAACTTATCAATAAGTTCAACAGTGCACGAACTACGGACCAGCAGTCTGCTGTCAACGACATTATCAACTACATCGTTGACGATTTCCGTCAGGTTCTTCTGGCTCCCCACAAGCGTATGGACATCGTGGACGGTGCTTTGCGTTCTGACGGAAAGGCAGAAGTTAAGGTTGACGACAATCCGCAGGGTATAGAAATGCTTGACATGGTTCTGCCGGTTAACCGTATTAAGCCTCAAACCGGAGATAAAGACCACTTTATCAAGTATCTTATGGATAAGGTGGTTGAACTTCGTACGAAGTATGGTATGTTTGTTTCGATGGAGATGTCTCGAAAGACCTTTATCAACGCTATTGTAGGCTCAAAGGATTTCGGTGACTTCTACAAGCAGACATTCAATCAAAGAGAGGTCCAGATTGCTTCTGGCCTTATGACCAGTGAAATGGCATCTACAATCTTCCAAGGTATTGGATTGCCTCCTATTGTTATCAACGAAGATATGGTGGAATTATCTGATGGTACTTATCACCAGGTGTTCAAGGACAACCGTATTTCGTTGTTCACCACTCCGAAGCAGGGAAAGATGCGCTGGCATACTCCTTATGAGGTTACAGACCCTGTACCTGGAAAGACCTACACGACATCAGAGGGAGGTATGTACATCTCGAACATCAGAACTGATGAAGGCCGGTTCATGGAATACGGAGCAGAGTGGATTCCGGAATACACCGCACCGAACAAGATTACTATTTTTGACCTTGATACTATGTTATCAGCATGACAGTAAAAGACTACATATCACAGAAGTTTCAGACCTTCGGCATCAACTTGTCGGAGGCTGACCTTTTGGAGATAAGTCTGTCTTCAGGGATAAGCGGAGAGGATGAGATGGGCCCGTCAAACATCGGTCTTGTGTCGGTGGCTATGGCGAAGTTCATCCCCTCTCTATTACTCCGTGCCACTTCCATCAGCGAGAACGGCTTTTCTATGTCCTGGAATACTCAGGGCTTGAAAGAATACTACTCTTTCTTATGTAAGAAGTACGGCCTTGAAGACACGTTGTCAGATAAACCTAAAGTCAGATTCCTATGATATTCGCTCCACATACATTACAGGTTAAAGTCATCATTCCGATGGAAACCGACGAGTTCGGCCGGCCTATTCCTGGTACCGGTGGAGAAAGCTGGCAGGACGTATGCAAGTGCCGGTGTGATGACAACTCCACCAAGGAGTTTACTTCAGCAAATGGTGAAGTGTACCGACCGAATTACCATGTAGTCTGCGAGAAGAAAATCTCCCTGAAGGCTGGTGATGAAGTCAGATGTATGGACGGTGAGAATATCCGGGGAACTGGCGAGGTTTACATGGTTAAGAATACGAATTATTTTGGTTACTCAGAGCTATGGATGTAAAGTTTGATTTTTCGGACGTGGATGGCTTTTTCGAACAAGGTTATGCCGAGGTGAAAGCTGTTGAAGACAAAGTCGGCAAGGAGGCTGTCGACTACGCTGTGAAGAACGGCAGCTACCAGAACCGGACCGGCACGCTTCGTAAGTCAAACAAGTATTCTGTTCAGGATGATGGCCTGGAATTGAGGAATGAGGCGGAATACGCTTCGTTCGTGGAGTCTAAAGGTTACGAAGTCCTGACTGGTGCAGCCCTATTTGCTGAGAAACGATTGAAGGAGGAAGTCAAATGATAGTAACCACCGACATAGCGAACATACTCTACCGTGACTGCAAACCTTTTGGCATATCCATCGTTCCCCACGGAAAGAAGCTGACGGGTGCGATGAAGTCAGAAAGGATCGTCATTCACGCTAAAAATCAGCAACCTGAGACGTACTGGAAGAAGTCTTTCGTAGAAGTGAACCTTTGTGTTCCTAATCTGAAGGAAGGCGAAGCCAACACCATCCGGCTGAACGAACTGGAGAAACAGGCTCAAGGACTATTTGACGGTATGACAGGGCGTTATGACGGTACTACCTATCATTATTCCATCGAGTCAATCGGAACTGAGGAGGACACATCCTTAAAGTGTCACTATGTGAATGTAAGAATTTTGTTTGAAGTTTTAAATGTGAAATAATATGGCAGAAGCAAAGAAAATCACAGCCGTGAATATCAAGAAACTTTGGTATGGCGAAACAAGTGCTATTACAGCCGATTTGACCGGCCAAGCTTTGTACACTCTTTTGCAGGGTCAAACCTTGAAAGAGGTAAAGAACATCCATCAGGATACGTGGACGCTCGAAGAAGCAGAGGCAAGCCGCACCAACTACAAGAACGAGCTTACCGGTCAGACTTATCGCAGTGATAAGGAGATGGGCGATGTGACCGTTAACTTTACCATTGGTGAGTACGACTATCCGACCAAGAAAGACCTTATGGGCGGCGACGTCATCAACATCGACAAGGGTTGGAAGCGTGCGAGAGGTAAGGTGAACATCGAAAAGTTGATTGTAGCCCAGACTGAAGACGATCAGTATTGTGTCATTCCTCGTGCCGACATCGGTGCCCGTGAAGCAACTACGGACAAGGCTATTGGCCTTCCTGTAAGTGCCGTGGAACTGGAGCCGAAAGACTCAACTATTGCTCCTGAATACTGGTTTGACACTGAAGAGGTGAAAGAAGCATGAACAGACGTGAAGGTCATAGCGACGCCTTCAGATGCAACAGTTAAGCTGGACGGGCAGACGGTTAAGACCAAGAGGGTGAAATCTGGGACTTCCGTCTCCTATGAGGTATCGAAGGAAGGCTATACCACACAGTCGGGAAGCATACCTACCTCTCTGTCTGATGCTTTCAAGACTGTAGAGAAAAAAATAACTCTCGTCCAAGAAGGTGCAGGTTAGTTTTCAGAATTGTTTAACGGGTGGGGCTTTTAGCTTCCACCCATTTTCTTTTTATTTATGAATCAAGGAGCAAAGATCGTATCGGAATCCATTATAGGAAGTGATTTTAGGACAATAATTGTTAATGGGAAGAGCTACACGGTCTACCCGCCAACGATCCACAAGTTGGCTGGAGCCATTTCTCATCTTTCAGGTGTACAAGAAGCTGATAATTTAAGGGATATTTTATTGTCTCTTGGAGAGTCTGAGGCTTACAGCAAGGCTCTTTCCTGGCTGATAGCTGGTGACGAAAGTTTAAGTGAAGAACTTGCACAAGGAACATATGAAGAGAATGTGAACGCTTTGGATGAAGCACTCTCTATGATTGACTCAAAGGTTTTTCTCAAAGCTGTCAGCTTGGCGAAGAACGTAAGCCTGCTGGCAGCGAAACCGAGGTTGTAGGAAATGATACGTTCTTGGGACAGATTGCATCGTTCATGGAAAATCTGCATCTGTCATACGAGGAAGTTGTATATGAAATACCGTACAGAAACTTAGTATTAATGCAGCGTGATAAGCTCCATACCGTTACCGGAACGAAGGTTAATAAGGTAAGCGGTAAGGATATGGCCTCACGCAGAAGAAGAAACAGAAAATAGATATGGCTACACTATACTTTAAAGTAAGCTCTGACTATGACGAGGTTATCCGTCTTAGACAAGAATGTGAGAAGCTGGAAGCCCAGTTAAAGAAGATGGATGTAAACAAATCTCCTGCAGCCGCCAAGGCATTGGAAATCCAATTGGCATCTGCTCGCCAACAAATGATGGGGCTGGTGACCGAGGCAGCGAAGGCTGGAGCTGTTATGGAGAATGATCTGAAGAAGAAGCTCAATTCTGCGTCAAGGGCTTCCGATGAGCTCACCGAGGAAATTATCAAGCAAAGGAAGATAATCCGTGATACTCAGGATGATGTAAGACGTTTGTCTGATGAATATTCAAAGATGGGTAAGTATTCTCCGAATTCTAATGTAAAACTCGCCGAATTGAACAGGGCAAAAGCTGCTTTAAACGAGCAGAGATACGCTATGGGAGAACTTCAGGACCAGCAAGCTAGAAATCGGTTAGAAGTTCGTAAACTTACTAGGGAATACAAAGAGTTTGCCAATGGAACGAACAACGCTGATGAGATAGTAAAATCACTGACGGATTCTTTAAAGCGTACAGCCGCTGAAATCGGTGGATTGGTGGCGATAAAGAAATTCGGCTCCGACGTGATTGAAGCAACCGGAAAGATGCAGCAGCTACAGGTAGCTCTTTCTACAATTCTTCAAAGCAAGTCAGAAGCTGATGCGTTACTGGCTGAAATCAGTGAATTTGCTAAGAAAACTCCATTCAATTTGGATGAAGTCGCAAATGGAGCAAAGCAATTATTAGCCTATGGTTCGTCTGCTGACAATGTGGTCGATGAACTGTCTATGCTAGGTGATGTGGCTGCAGGCTTGCAAATCCCTTTAGGGCAGTTGATTTATCTGTATGGTACGTTGAGAGTACAAGGCCGTGCCTATTGGAGAGACATACAACAGTTCCAAGGTAGAGGTGTGAATGTTGTTGAAGAAATGGCTAAAAATCTTGGAGTGACACAAGATCAAATAAAATCGCTTGTTGAAGAAGGTAAAATCGGGTTCAAGGATGTAGAAAAGGCTTTTCAAAGTATGACCAGTGAGGGTGGAAAATTCAATAATATGCTTGAAAACTCATCTGGTACATGGCCACAGAGAATAGCCAATATCGAAGATACTTTATTTACAAAATTGGTGGAGTTCGGGAACAAGCACAAAGAGGTATTCGAGTTTGGTATCGGTACAGCAGAGGATTTGGTGGAAAGTCTTGATGATGTGTTGTCAGTCATAGGTGGGCTAATTGCAGCTTACGGCACTTACAAGGCGGCATTGATTACAACAGCTGTAGCTCAGAAAGCAGTTGGTTTCATTGAAAGTATTCGTCTGATCTCTATGTACAGGAAAGAGATGGGATTAGCTACAGCTGCGCAACAGGCTTTCAATGTTGCTTCTAAATCAAATGTGTATGTAGCTTTATTATCGGCTTTGGTAGGAATTGGTACAGCTATTTATATGTTCACGAAGAGAACAAACGAGGCTACAGCTGCTCAGGATGCACTTAATTCTGTAAATAAAAAGGCAGATGACGAGTTTGCCAAGCAGGCGGCAACCATTGACCGATTATCCAATGTATTGCAAAATGAAACATCTTCGTTGGCCCAGAAGAAGGAAGCCTTAACAGATTTACAATCCATTATTCCCTCATACAATGCTAGTCTTGATGAAGAAGGTAAGTTGATAAACAACAATACAGAGGCAATTAAGGCCTATCTGACACAATTGGAGAAGCAGATACGGATGAAGGCGGCTCAAGAAGAACTGGAAGAATTATATCGAAATAAGCGTTTGCAAGAGAAGGAAGTAAAATCCAAGCAAGTGAATTATGAAACAATAAAGTCCCATAATCCTATCGGTGTTGTATATGGTGGTGATGCTGGGGTTGAAGCACAACGACATGCTTTAAACCGAATTTCATCTGCAGAAAAAGCATTGAATAATGCAAACAAGGAGCTTGATAATACTCAATCACAGATTAAGGCACTTGAAAAGGAAATAGAGAAATCTTCTTTATCAGACAAGAAGTTACCAAAATCGACCATATCAAAAGAAATTACGAATACGACTAAACGTATCAGGATATTGAGAAAAGAAATATCTGGCTTGCGTAGCGGAAGTGTAAAAGCTGATGCAGGAAAGACCGTTAAAGACACGATAGAGGCAAAATATAAGGAATTACAGGCTGCAGAGAAAACTCTTGAGACGTTGACAGGAAAGTCTAATAAAACATCTTTTAAAACGGAGAATAAACGCAAAAAGTTAGCAGAGAAACAAAAGACAGCTCAAGAGGAGTTAAACAAAGACCTACTTTCACTTCAGCAACAAAACCAAGATAATGAAATAGCACTTTTACAGGACGGTACGCAGAAGAAACTGGCCGAGATAAAGAATGACTATCAGAAGCGTATTGCCGAAATAAATAAACAAGAGGCTGAGTTTAAGGCGAAAAACAAGGAAGCAGGCCTTACTAATATTGGTTTAAACGGGCTTACAAAAGAACAGAAAGAAGCCCTGCAAGAGGCAAGGAACAACGCCGCGAAAGAGCAGGAACAGCAGACCAATGAAATATATCTTGCAGAGGTGCAAGCTATGCGCGACTACCTGAAGAAGTACGGCACGTTCCAGCAGCAGAAGCTCGCCATTGCCGAGGAATACGCCGAGAAGATAGCCAACGCGCAGAGCGAGGGAGAAAGGCTGTCGCTCGAAAAAGAGCGTGAACAGGCTGTTGCCAACGTCAACCTCTCCGCTATAAGACAGGATGTTGATTGGGCAGGTGTGTTCAGCGAGTTCGGCACGATGTTCCAAGACGAGATAGAACGTAATCTTGACGCTTTAAGGGACATAATGAAGTCCGAAGAGTTCAAGGCTATGCGTCCTACCGACCAAGCTGTGATAGTAGAAGCGGTAGATAGTTTGAGGGAGCAGGTCACAGGCGACCTCAAAGACGTTGACTTCAAGAAAATCGGCGAGCTTACCATTGAGTTTCAGAACGCCCAGCGCAAGATGATTACAGCACAGGCCGCCGAAGCGGCCGCTTATGACAACCTGAAAAAGGCGCAGGCTGATTACGAGCAGGCATTACGCAACGGCACCGCCGAGGAACAGGCTGCGGCAAAACAACGTCTTGACATGGCGCAAACGACAGCTGACAGCATGTCCGCCGCCTATAAAGGTGCCGTCGGCGAGTTCAACGCAACGGGCAACAACCTCAAAGACGCTACCGACAACGCCGTTGACGCTATAAACTCCATATCGTCTGCCATATCGCAGATTAAGAGCGGTTCGCTTTCAGGAGCGTTTGAGGGCGTGAAAAACCTTTCAGGTACATTAGGTAAGTCGCTTTCTAATATGTCTGGGTTACTTGGAAAAGCAGGAAACGCGCTTTCTAAATTCTCTTCAACGCTCGGAGGCGCGACGGGAGAAATAGTCGGCGCGGTGCTTGGACTTCTTGATTTACTGAAAGATGGTTTTGGCAGCATTTTCGCAGACCTTAGCGACCTTATGTTTGGTGCAGTCAACGGCATCCTCGACGACATATTCAGCGGCGGCATAATAACCAAGCCTCTCAAGTCGTTGGTGGACGGCCTGGGCGGAATACTCGACACCGTGACTTTCGGAGGTTTCAGCTCGTGGGGCAACAACGCGGCCGAAACAAGGGAGACGATAGAACGTCTTACCACACGCAACGACGCGCTCATAGACAGCCTCGACCGCCTTAACGACACCATGAAGGAAGCCAACGGGGCAGCCGAGAGCGTGGCAGCCGCAGAGCAGGCAAAGAAGTACCAGGAGGAGGTCAACGAGAACTACCGCGACATCGCCGCCGCGCGGGCAGGCTACCAAGGCAAGCACCATTCCTGGAGCAAGTACTTCAACGACTGGCTCGACGACGTGTCCCGTTTCAGCGGAGCGGACAGCGTTGACGGCAACAGGCTCGCTTCCTTGCTCGGCATCGACGACAAAGACCTTGAGACTTGGCGGAAGATGAACGACATAGCCGGATTCAAAGTCACCTCGCGCAGCGACTTCCTATCCATAACGCCTGAACAGATGGCCGAGATGCTGGCCGATGTGGATATACGCGAACTTATAGAGAGCATCGGCAAGGGCGGTTACGGAGCCAAGATGCTTGACACGCTCGAGGACTATGCAGACCAAGCCGGAAAAATCGAGGAAATCGACAACAGCCTGCGCGAGACGCTGACGCAAATCAACTTTGACAGCATGTATGACAGCTTCATCGACACCTTGATGGACATGGATGCAAGCGCGGAGGACTTCGCCGACGACTTTTCGGAGTATATGATGCGCGCATTGCTTTCCAACCAGGTAGGCACGATGTTTAAAGACAGGTTGCAGGAGTGGTACACCGCTTTCGCCGAAGCCATGAAAGACGGCGTGCTGTCCACCGAAGAAGGCGGAGAACTCGATCAGTTGCGCAAGGACTGGAACGACATCGTGGCTGATGCAATGACCGAGCGCGACAAGCTGGCCGAGGCCATGGGTTACGACAACACGTCTTCGTCTGCCTCACAGCAGCAAGCGTCGTCAAAAGGATTTGAAACAATGTCGCAGGACACAGCCGACGAGTTAAACGGTAGATTTACGGCTTTATATGAGTCGAATTTGCGTATTGAGACAGCAGAGCAGCAGCAGACGGTGGCCATCACACAGCTTATAGGCTCCATAAGCGCCTTAACTGCTCAACCGTCCGGAATGTATAACATAGCAGACGAGACTCGTACTATTTTGGCTAACTCTTATTTGGAATTGCAGCAAATCAGAGAAAATACAGGTGAAATTATTAAACCAATTAAACAAATGCAAGCTGATATAGCTGAGGTAAAACGTAATACAGCAAGATTATGACAGGAGATTTATTAATTAACGGTAAAGATGCATTTTCAACTTGGGGCGTCCGCATGGGAGATGGTTTCCTCGATGCCATTGACGGCTTCAATGAGATGAAAGACTATATCGAGAACGAAAGCAGGCTAGAACATGGGAAACGGGTAATCACAGACAATGCGAAGGTGGATTCACGAGAAATCACACTCCAGTTTACCATCGAAGGAAGTTCTGAAAGTGATTATCGGGCAAAGAAGAAAGCCTTTCAGACAGAACTGGAAAAAGGTGCCGTAAACATCAAAATTCCCGCTCTTGGGAGCGAAGTCTACAAGCTGGTTTACCTGGGGAAAAGCATCTCTTACGGGTTGAGTTTAGACCGTTGTTTCGGTAAGGTTTCAAGCCGATTTGAAGAGCCGAATCCTATGGACAGGAGCGAATAACAAACATTTCCTTTATTGTTTCAAATGGAAGTCTTGATTTTTAGGACTTCCATTTTTTATTTATGAACTTTGGAGATATGATTGAAATCAAAGACATATCCGGCCAAGTAAAATTTTCCACACCAATCAATAATGGGGCCAAGGGAAAATTTACACTGATGAAGGAGGATTATATCATTCTCCCTTTCTCGGTGGCTAAACCTATTCCATTCAAGCTGGGTGACTACGTGGATATGGCCGGAGTGTTTGACGAATCAATGGGTGGGAAGTTGGCGAAAATCTATGAGATAACCGACATACAGAAGCCGACGTACAATACTTCCACCGGGGGATATGACTACGAACTTCAGATGAACGCATATTACTGGAAGTGGAAGAATAAAGTCTTCAAATACACTCCTGAACATGCAGGAAGCGAAGCGTCATGGTCACTTACCGCAGCACTTGATGTACAGTTGGGAGTGTTCCTTCGTAACCTGAAAGCATTGGGATATACCTACCGAGGGGCATACTTCACATTTAGCATAGATTCTACAGTTGAAAACAAGGCTGTGGCGATGACCTACGACAACATGAACCTGTTGGACGCCTTGTTTTCTATGGCTGGTGAGGATAAGTGGAACTGTGATTGCTGGATAACGGACAACGTGATTCACTTCGGACGTTGTGAATTCGGAGATTCTGTTAAAATTGAGCGTGGTGTGGAAGCTTCCTCTGTCACCCGTAGTGAAAGTCAGGGCACTTACGCCACCCGCATCTATGCGTTTGGTTCCACAAAGAACATCCCCACGAACTATCGTCCGACCGACGAACAGGCCGTAATCAATGGTGTGGTCCAGAAACGTCTTATGCTTCCGGCTGACACGCCATATATCGACGCATACGAAAGCATGTCTCAAGAAGAAGCCATTGAGGATGTAGTGGTGTTCGATGATGTATATCCCAGAAGGGTAGGAACGCTTTCTGATGTCCACACCCGTACCGAAGAAGTGGAGAACGAGGACGGGACAAAAGATACCGTAACCTACTACCGCTACAAGGACACCGGGCTGGAGTTCAAGGAAGAGTATATCATCGAGGGACAAGAACTTCAGATAACATTCCAATCAGGTAAGCTGAACGGTATGGTATTTGGGGTTATCTTTAATCCGTCACCTAAGGACGAGGCTCGTGGCGAGCAGCTTTGGGAGATTGTGAGGAACGAAAACTACGGCCGTCCGTTGCCGGATGATATGATGTACCCTGCCGACGGTGACGAATATATCCTTTCCGGATTCGACATACAACTGGTTTCCGACCAGTATATCCCCGAAGCCGAGCAGGAACTGAAGGATAAGGCGCAGAAATATGCTGATAAGGTGAATAAAGATGATGGAACATATCAAACCACACTCAAAAGCTCCTGGGTAAAAGAAAATTTGATTTCGCGTACATTTGATTTCGGGCAACGAATCAATCTTATTGACGACACATACTTTGATAACGGACGTATTTCCCGTGTTTTAGGCTGGGAAATGAATCTTGATATTCCTTGGGATTCCCCGATTTATACAATCGGAGAAAGTATGCCTTATTCCAGAATTGGTGATATAGAAGATAAGGTGGACTCTCTCACCTATAAAGGACAAACCTATTGGGGCAGTGGAAATGGGATATATCTGATTCGGGTCAATGATAGCACACCTGCTTCTGACAGCAATACATTTTCTGCATTAAGAGCATTAAGAATGTTCTTCAGAAAAGACAAATCAGATGAAACATCTTTCATCCAGAAATTTTTGGGCGGATTAGAAGTCGGAGCTTTTATTGATTCTTTGCTTGCCGGAAAAGGCACAGGAATAACTTCTGATGGTAGAATACAGACGGACAGGCTGGAGGTGAGAGGCTCCATGACGGTGATGGACCTCATCATCAACCAGCTGCAAGGTATGGAGGCCGACTACTCATTTGCCGAAATAGGCAAGATAGCGCAGGTGGACGACCTCGGCGAAAAGACTTACAAGCTGTGGATTGAGAAACGGACAGATTATGACTTTGTTAAATTACAGGAAGGCGATGTCTGCTATTCAATAGTAAACACTCTTTACCAGGGCGGTACGGACTATTTCACGAGCTGGATGCGTGTCCTAACTGTTAATATGACTGACAACGCATTGACCGTAGTACTTTATCCAGACGGCGAAGTTCCCGGCGGCCGGAACTTCGCGCCGGTGGCCGGCTACAACGTCACACGGCGAGGTAACGCCATATTGCCGGAGGACGGCAGCACCAACGAACGCTCGCAGAGCTGGATATTGTCAAGCCGCGAGGGAAGGATAATGTTCCTGACAAATGTCATCAAGCCGATACTCGAGGACTACAACTATGGCGTTGTCATAGGTAAGCTCCCTAATACTGCCGCTCTCGACCAGATACCTGTATCCAAAGACGACCTCGGCATCATGGCCGATGTTGTTATAGCCCGTAAGTTTTACGAGTTCGACGGCAACGGCAAGCTGATTACAAAGGTTGTCGACCGCGGCGAATGGAGCTTAAGCGTGGCTCAGAGTGAGAATCCATACAGATACATGACGCACGAAACGACCAACGACTCGACAGGCCAGCGCTTCGTCACGCTGGAGCAGCATGCTGTATGGCATTTAGGCTGCAAGTGGGGTTGTCTTGCAGACGAGACAACGGCAGAACCTAAATGGAACTCTACTGACTGGATAATGCTTGAGGGCGACCCTAACTATTACCTGCAGGTCGAATCGTCAAACGGATATGCCTTCAGACGCAGCAATGTAGATACCAACCTTTTTGCCAAAATCTACTATGGGAACATAGAGATAACGGCCGACATAATGAACACGACGGGTGTCGAAGTCGAATGGCTCAGGGACACCGGGAACGTCGGTGATGATAACACGTGGCAGCCGGAATATGTTGACGGCCAGAAAAACGTCATTCACGTTGACAACGGCAACGAGCACGGCATAGGTTCAGGCTTCGGCGTGGACTACATGTCAGCGACATTCACGTGCAACGTGTTTATTCCAGTCGGCGGAACACAGGAGAAAAAAATGATACAAGGACAAATTAAATTCGCTTAAATATGCCACTGAAAACAAGAGCACAGAGCGTCATCACAACGGTTGACCCGTTATCACTGCATTACGGAATAAATGCGGTGAGCGGCAATACTGTACAAACGTACAATAACGAGAGTAAGGAATATGAGCCTGACCGCACGCTGGTGCCGTTGATACTATCACCTTACGTCGAGGTTTACGACCCGGCGAAAGTGCAGAACGGCAAGCAGGCACTGACCGCCGTTGAATGGTATGACGGTGTTCCGGCCAAGGACTATTCTAACCGTATAACGGCCGGAGAGGATTATGAGATTGGCGACGGCACGGTGACTGGATTCCCGGCCAACGCCCTGAAGGTGAAAAAGAACGTTCCGGCCGACAGTCCCATACAGATATACTGCATAGTCAAGTTCACAGACAAGAGGACGCAGCAGACCGTTCGTGTGGAGATGAATGTGAAGCTTTACACAACTGTGTACGAAAGCAGGAACTATAAGGTTACGGTGGACTGTCCTCCGAGCTGGAAGATTGACCCTTTGAAAGAAACGGACTGGCTGCACACACTGACAGCACAGCTATACAGTGGAAGCACAGCCGTTGATGACGCGCACGCGGCGTATTGGTGGCAGGTAAGGGACGAGAACGGAACATGGAGGGAGATAACCTCCGAGGACGAAGAACTGTGGCTTACTTGTAAATCAAACGGCGTATTCACGAAAACGCTGACATTTGACGCGAGGATGATGAAGGCTTCGGCCTTTCGTGTCCGTGCCGCGTACTTTGAGAGCCAACGCCCTGTAACGCCGGATGACGATGCCATAGTGGCCGAGACATTCATAAATATGGAGATGCCTTCAAGCCTGTCGGTCGAGCAGATGCAGACTAAAGGAGCAAGGCAGGCATACGACTTCTCGACAAAGGTCGGCTTTAAGACAGAGCTTTTCGACAATCGGGCTACCGTTAACGACACGCAGGCAAATGAACTTTTCCAGATACGCTGGAAAGGCCGGAGCGCAAAGGCAGGAAGCAGCGAGACATTCATTGACAGCGGAAAGAACATAGAGTTTGTTCCAAAAGATAAAGGGTTTGACCCCTCAGCACTTGTAAGCGTATGGGCTGACGTAAGCGTTTATGAAAAGCACGCAGTACTTACTGACGATGCAGGAAACTTCATTACTGACGACAACGGGGCTATTATTATAATACCGACATACGAATAAAAAATTAAGACGACTATGTATATACTTGTAAAGAAAACTGACGTGAGCAATGAGGAAATCCTCAATATGTATCATGAGACAATGCCGGACGGCAGGCTGATACTGCCAATTTCAGACCTCAGAATGCTGGGCAGTATACCAAATTGTCAAATCGTAGCTTCGGCAAAAGAGCTGAAGGAACTGATTAAAATTAATGCCGAAGAAGTTGCCAATAATAAGGTTGACGGGGTGCAGGGCGACGGCACGGAGGATGGCAACACCGTGGAAGCCGGCGGACAGACCGAGGCAACGGAAACGGAGCGGCCGGAGGATACCGGGGCGCAGGAAGGAACGGTAGAGCAGCCGGAAGAGACGGCAGAGAGCGAGAACAAAATTGAAGAACCAATAACAGAGGAGGAATAAAAGATGGCACAGGAAGTACAGGCAGGGCTTAAATTGATAGCTGTAATGGACGGAACATCCATAAACGGTTACCTTCGTGTTGAGAACACTCCGCTGATACAGAGATATAACGATGCAGGGGCGTTTACACCTGATTTTGAAACTCTTGCGGACAATATGAAGCCGGCCGTTGTCCCCATCCTTGTCAATACCGCCACCGGCGCGCTGATGACGCCGCAGACGCTGACATGGAAGTATAACGGAATAACGCTGACGTTCGGCGGTGACGGTCTTTCAACTAATGAGGGCATGGAGGGCGTGTTCAAGAAAGACACGGCATATACGACTAATTATGACGGCGGAAGCAAAACCGTCACGGCCCTGAAAGTGCTTAAGAACCTCGTCCCGCTGTCCGGCTATGACAACGACCGAATAACTATATCAGGAACGATAGAGGTCGGTGGTAACCAGATAGCCTTTGACGGTATCTCAACCGAAGTCATCATACAGAAAAGTACGGGAGCGACCTTTGACGTTGTTATTGCGGACGGCATTCTGACACAGACGACAAGGCAGATAACACTGACCGCCACATTATGGAATGAGGGCAGCGTCGTGTCGGATTTGGGTGATTACTCATTTGAATGGAAAATAATTGACACAGACGGAAGTGACGAGGCATTTACCAATGTCAGCACATCAAATACACAAAAAGTTGTGGCAGATGATGTTAACTGGCAGGCAAGGGTGAGGTGTACGGTAAAGAAAGGTTCGGACGTCGTGGCCACCGGCTTCTGCACGGTGACGGACTATAGCGACCCGGTGCAGGTGCAATTTGACGTTACAGGCATCGAGGGCTTGACGGTAAAGCAGGGGCAGACGGCAACCGTTACCCCGGTAGCCAAGCGCAGGGATAGCGGAACTACCGTAAAAGTAAGCTCGTGGGAATGGCGCACGATAGACAACGCAGGGGCTGACTTCACGCTTACAGGCAAGAGTGCGGCTACCTTCACTGCAACGAGCGCACAGGTAAGCTATTCAGACATGGCGCGAGCCGGATATGGATTAAACATCTATGTAAGTGCAGACGTTAATGTATGATAACCAGCGGTTCGATAGCTCTTACTGCCAATAAAGAGTATGGCAGATACATGATTAAATGTTCCACAGGCGAGACAATCCCGGTGGACGCATCAGGTGCGCCCGTCGGACAGGTGGTGTTCACGTTCTACAAGGTGGATACTGACGGCGTGATGACTGCGTTTTCAGCAAGTCAGGTTTATTATGAGCTTCTTGCTTCAGACGGTTCATCAGTATATGACGACAGCCTGGCTGGCATATCGCTGCTTGATGTTACCGATGACCTTACAAGCCACAGAGGTCAGTTTAAATCAGTAAGACTGACGGTGTACGGCTCAGGACACGAAGTGTTGGCGGTGCAGTCGTTCGGAGCAACCGAGCCGGGCAGCGATGCGGAGATTTATGTAATAAGTCTGACATCGGCATACTATACGATGAACGGACTGAAGGAAATCAACGCCAAGCTGGCCGGAAAGCTATATAAGCGCAAGGGTACGACAACTACTCCTGTATCAGGAGCTACAGTAAAGTTCGGTTATGTCAACGGCTCGACTACAACGGCACTGACGGACAGCAGCGGCGCATTCGACGATAGCGACTGGTTCGTAGGTGATATTTATACAGATACGTCCGCATGCAATAGTTCGCCTTCCATATTCGTAAGCTATGAGCTAAACGGCGTAACGCAGGCCTCGCAGTATGTTTCGCTTGCCCAACAGGGCGGCGATGGAGAGCCGGGAAGTGACGGAGTTACGTATGATATTGTCCTTAACACTGGCGAGACTGTGCCTTGCACGGCATACGCTGAACTTATAAACAACATTATTTCTGTGACATTGCTGAAGAACGGCACAAGCATAAACTTCGGAATTGACCTGAAAATCAAAGACAAGAACGGTAACGTATTGTCATCATGGATGACAGGCTTTTATCCGGGCTATCAGATTCAGCCTAAATTCGCAGAGGCGATAGCTACAGGCACAGCGCCGAGGAGCATAAACATAAGGGCTCTCGTACAAGTTGACGGCGTGATGCAGGCGGTGACGGAAAAGACGTTCGATGTCACCTATGAAACACCGTTCCCGTTTGTGAGAAGAGAGACGGAATGGAGCGCCGGGCTGACATTCAGGAACGGGGATATACTCATACTCGGGGCGAATAATGTATATATGTGGAATTATCAGATAAGCGGCAATTCCTCCGTTGCCCCACAGACGGACGTTTCCGAAAACGGGACGACAACGCACTGGCGTCCCTTCGACTATTTCGAGATGGTGGCGACAAGAATCCTCCTTGCCGAGTATGCGTTGGTGAAAAACCTCGGCGTGGAGGTGATAGAGATGAAAGACGCGGACGGCAACATCCTTTTTCAGGCAAAGGGCGGGGCGGTTACCTGTAATGTCGGGAATTTCAACAATATCAACGTCCAGAGCGGAAAGATTGCCGGTTTCAAGATAAGCGGCAACGGCCTGACGAACGACCCGTTCGATAATGACGCATACGTGATATTCCGTAACGACGCTCATAAGTGCTTTGCCGGCATAGGCGGCAATGTGATGCCCGCGTCAAGCGGTATGCGTAGCGTAGGACGCTTTGAGAATGAAGACACGACGGACTGGTGGGGATTAGGCCGTAACATAGCCTTGCTGTTGTCGGCTAGAGGTTCGACGTACAACCATGCCTTCATAGGTAACGGGCACGGTTCGCTCGACGGATTCGTGGTCGGTTATAGGCCTAACATTATGCGTGCGCCCAATTCCGGTGCGGTGATTGACTACAATGAGGGCAATTATGTTTTCATCATCAATTATGTATCGGAGACTCCCGGCATAATCCTGCCGAGGCTGACCGATATCAGGTATACACTCGGTATCGGTTCAGATGTTAATTTTGCCTTGCCACTGACAATATGCGGCCACATATCGACTCAAGGATTCAAAATTGTCGGTCGCAAGGGCGTTACCGGGCAGAGTTCCGACTATCCGAAGTTAAGAGACAAATCGACAAATGACATTGACAGTATCAACATGGCCGGAGGCGATGTCCTGAAGCTGCTGCTCGTCTACGACGGCGGGGAATATTACGCCTACACGGTATCATTTGTATCATAAAAATAATCACAATTTAAAATTAAAATAATTATGGCTGAAAAAATTACATTAAAAAACGCATTTGCAAATTTGCCACAGAAAACAGACGTTGATTCAATCGTTGCAAAAGACGCTTCAGGCAACCCGGTTTTCATCAAAAAATCAGACCTTGCACAAGTTGTGGCGGAACTCATGCCCGAAAATGCGCTGTTAAGCAAACTTGATGACGGCGTATTTATCATGTTCCACCGTAACAATGATGACTATCCGCTGGCGGTAAAACCGCACAAGTGGGCAAGCTATCAGGGTAGCGGCGAAATAGCCGAGGGTGTGTTAGTCGTAGAGGGCGGCAAAATGCTGGTGGTAGCACCTACGGAAGCTACGCTGACATGGAGCAGTGCAGCGGTAAGTGCAGGCGGCAAAACTACCACAGACCGATTAACCGCACTGGATGACTGGGCAGGAAAAACAAGTACAGCCGAGCAGGTGAAGCACAGCGAGTGCAACACGACAAGCTATGCGCCGGGCTTTTGCCACGCCTACAGCAGGGCAAATGCAAACGGCAAAGGACTGACCGCCGGGCGTTGGTGGCTGCCGTCTTTGGGTGAGTTGATGATGATTTATGCGAATATGCGCAAAATCAATTATGCACTATCGCTGATTAACGGTGCTACGCAGTTGGCAGAAACCGCATACTGGAGTAGTACCGAGTGCAGCGCGACCCTTGCGTGGTATTTGTACCTCGGCTATGGCGGCGCGAGCAGCTGGGGTACTAAGGCTACGTACCAGTATAGGGTTAGGCCCGTTTCAGCATTTTTACAATAGTTAGTAGTTAAACTTTAACCTTAAAAGTGCGGCGGTAGCCGCACAAGACAAAGAAATTTCCTTTTATCTGCAAAGCGCAAGAAAATTGAGATATGAACAAATCGAAACTGGTATCTAACACGCAGATATATTTAGACTGCCGTAAGCTGTTAGATGAAATACTGGATATTACGCCGAGCTTTCCGCGTGCCTATAAATTCAGCATAGGTAACAAGATGCACGATATAGGTGTGGACTTAATCAGCGAAATATCGGCTGCGTACATCAACCGCGACAAGCAAGTGCGCATACAGCATTTAGTAAATTTCCAGTCCGAGTTTGAAGTATTGAAAACTTTGCTGCGCATTGCAGGTGAAAGGAAATGGATATTAGGCAGAAGCAGGCACGCAAATATTATCGAGTTGACGGACGCGATAGGCAAACAATCTACTGCGTGGAAGAACTCACTATTAAAGGTTATCAGCAGCATGGATAGCGAGTAAATGCCAGATTTGGAAAGTTACGACTAACCGAGCGTGCAAGTTATCTGTAAAAATGGGCTGCGCACTATCTTTTATAGTTAAGACCAAGCAAGTGCAGCACGGAGTTGCGAGTGCAGCACGACCAATGCGTGGAATTTGAACCTCAACAATGGCAACGCGAACAACTGGAATACTAAGGCTACGAACCAGAATAGGGTTAGGCCCGTTTCAGCACCTTTACGGATATACCGACACACTAAGTAGATAAAGAGGATATGGTTACAACGGACGGGATGTTAGAGGCATATTTTGACTGCCGCAAAAGCAAGCGGAGAACAGCCAGTGCCATAATGTACGAAATAGACTACGGTAGCAAGTTAATAGCACTCCGCGACCGTATCAATAACCGTACCTACCAGCCGGGTAAGTCTATCTGCTTTGTCGTAACGCGCCCACGATACCGAGAAGTATTTGCCGCCTCTTTTGAAGACAGGATTGTACATCATTACATCGCTTTACGGTTAGAGCCGCTTTTTGAGGAAATTTTTAGTCCGCGCACGTTTAATTGCCGTAAGGGAAAAGGGCAGCTTTACGGCATAAATATGCTTAAAGACGACATCAGGAAGTGCAGTGAGGACTACACTAAGGATTGCTACATAATGAAACTTGACTTAAAGGGTTTCTTTATGAGTATTGACAAGATGTTGCTGGCTGAAATGATAGACCGTTTCATTTTGGAATTTTACAAAGATGAAGACATAGAAGACTTACGGTATCTTTGCCATACCGTTATTTTGCATTGCCCTGAAAAGAATTGCGAACGCCACAGCCCGGCGGAATATTGGAACTACTTACCGGCCAATAAGTCACTTTTTACCAACGGCGAGGGATTGGGCGTGGCTATCGGCAATTTGTTTGCACAAATATTTGCAAACTTCCTTCTCAATGTGCTTGATTGGTATCTTGAAGAAATCGGCATAACCCTGCACGGAAGATATGTCGATGATTTTTATTGCATACATCAGGACAAGGCATTTTTGCTTGCTTGCGTTCCGCTGATAAGGGCGAAGCTGAAAGAACTCGGTTTGCAGCTTAACGAACGTAAATTTTACATACAACATTACACGAAAGGCGTAGAATTTACGGGCGAAATCGTCAAGCCATACCGTGTATATTGCTGCAACAGGACAATAACAAACTTTGTAAGGGCGGTTAAGCGTTTGAACGCCGCCGACGATTTGCCCCGTATAGTCAGGGCCATTAACAGCGTAAATTCATATTTGGGGCTTTTACGATATTGCAACGAATACGGTATGCGCCGGAAAATAATAAACATGATAGCCAGCGAAAAGTATGAATATTTTTACATCAAAGGACATTATGAAAGTTTGTCTTTGAAAAACAAATATAAAAGGCGAAAGAGGACATTAAAAAGAATTAGAGATGGCGATTATTGACAACGGCAAAGAACCATTGGAGATTAAGACAAACCGCTTGGATATGGAGCTATTACATTTATTAGAATGTAAGTATAACGTAATTGTATGGCAGGAAAGCGGCAATGTAAATTTTAAACTTTATAACAAATATGTTTGAGCAAGAGGTAAATATGAATAGTGGCGCAAGGCGGTATAATGACGGTAGAAGTTATGCAATTGACCGATTTTCTACCGTAAATAGTTGGCTGTAAGAGATAAAATCACTATATTTGTAAAGTGTTTTGACAAGTTTTCAGGATAACGGATAACAACAACTTATGGAGAAATATTGGGAGCTTGCGATAGCCCTCATTGCAGCCGTTGGAGGCTGGCAGTTCGTTAGGTATGTTTTAAACATTAACTCTAATAGGCGCATATCGGCGGCGGAGGCTTACAGGGAGGAATACAAGGCATTGATAGAAGATTACAAGCGTGTACAGGACGAGGTAGACAAATTGAACAGGCTTGTTGACGACCTGTACAAAAGAGTCCATGCGCTGGAAGGTGAACGCCTTGACCTGATTCGCGAAAACAATGAATTAAGGTTACAGCTTAAAGAGTCAGAGAAACATGTATGCTGGCGTCCTACCGACGAATGTTTCCAAAGACTCATTGAAAGTGACCACTGCCTCTACCGCAAATTGATAAAAGGCGTGAAGGAGCAACATCCGCATGCCATAGTAACAAAAGAGGACATGAAGAAAGGAGTAACGGAAAATGGCAAGGATAACGGAATACCTGAAAAGCCTGATACGGGCAAACAGTCTTGACAGCTCGAAAAGCTTTGCCCTGCTGCTGAGCGTTGGAATCGGCGCGTTCATAGGTCTGTGCGTGTGCTTCTGCCTGTTGTGGGATGTATGCACGAACGGATACGTGAAGACCGACCTTGACGGCTTGGGTATGTTCTTGTTGTGCGTCGGAGGCTTCATGGCCGGCGGCGGACTGAACAAGGCTTTGGGAGAAAGGAAAAGAAATAGTAACAATAATGAGGAGGTAAAAGGATGAAAGCAAGTGATTTACTTATTGAAAGGATAAAGGAGTTTGAAGGGGTCAGCTCGACGGCTTACCGCTGTCCCGCAGGCGTGTGGACGTGCGGCTAAAATATTGGGAATCAATTACTTAAATATGCTGATTTGTCAATAAAATTTTGTATATTTGTAGTATAAAACTATGCGGATAGGTCGGAGTAATTGACCGACTTAAAGGGTAAGCTGAAAGCCTTTCCGCATTTTAATATCTTTCAGCATAAGATTTGAATTTCAGCGATATGGAAGAGATTTGGAAAGACATCAAAGGTTATGAGGGGTTGTATCAGGTAAGCAATCTTGGACGGGTGAAATCCTTGCTAAGGAAAGTTCCACATTTAGGCGGATACAGAACTATACCAGAAAGAATTGTAAAATTGCACACATCATCTACGACAGGATATTATATTATTAACCCGTTGGCGGAATTAAATTGGAATGACAAACACAAGTAAAAAGTTGCGCATAT